GGAATGAGCCCCCCCCCCCCGCATGCGCGCTGCCAAAACCGCGATGTTCGCGATCTCTCTCTCCACGTAACAGACCGTGCGAGCTCCCTGGCTCGCCGGCCAGCCCGGCCGCCGCCATGGCCTCCCGGTACGCGGCTTCGTCATAGCCGGATCCCGCCAGCTCTCCGTCCGCCTGGATCTGCCGCAGCAGTTCCGCCAACGCGGCTTCATCGTACCCGGCCAGGTCGTTCGTCCGGTTGTCCGCCGCCAGGATCCGGAGAGCCGTTGCCTCGTCGACGTCCAGCCAGATCACCGGAATCAGCTCCAGGCCCTCGCGCTTCGCCGCCTCCCACCGGTGGTTCCCGGCCAGGACGTACCGGGTCCCGCGCTGCGCGACCACCGCGCCGTAGAACCCGTTCGCCCGGATGCTCGCGCCGATCGCTGGCAGATCCCCTTTCCGGGGATTCGCCGGGTGCCAGCGCAGACTGGCGACGGGGACGAGCTCGTACAGTTGTTCGAGGAGGTGCGCCATGCGCCCTTACTTCGCCGCCGGCCTCGGCGGCTGCCGCAGATGATTCGCCACGCCGATCAGCGCCCCGGCCAACGCCGCGGCCGCGATCTGCTTCGGGTCCATCGTGCTGTCCGACGCCGCCTGGATCGCAGCATTCACCGCCGCGCTGCCGATCGCCGTCGCCGTCGGCGAGCTGAGGGCCCGTCCAATCGAACCGAAGATCGAACCAAAGAGTCTCTTCATCACTTCACCTGCCAGTACTCGAACGTGCGCCAGCCCGTCCCGCGCTTGATCTTCACCAGGCGCGTGCCGTCCGGGCGCAAGATCTCCGCGCCCGCCGGCCAGTTGTCGCCGCCGGGCGTGATCCAGATCCCGGGCAACTGCTCATACGTCGCTGGCGACGCCGGCTGGTATCCGGTAGCGGGCGGCGCCGGCGCCGGCGGCGGGTCGTACGGCGGAAAGTCGGCGGCGTCCAGCGACACCCGGATCGATCCCGGCGGCGGCGTCTTCGGATCGTACGGCGTGATCCCGGGCACCGCCAGGCCCGGCGCGATCGACACCGGCGGCTGCAGCGCGCTCGGCACCCACGTGTAGCCGTACTCCTTCCGGAGCCGCATCGTCCAGTACGGGTCCATCCCCCAGGCATCGATCGCCGCGTCGATCGCGTACGTCTCCGCCAGTTCCCGAGCCTTGAGCTGCCGGGCTTCACCGCGCAGCGCGCTCAGCCCGCGCACCGCGGGCGCCTTCGCCGCCCAGTACGCGGCGTTGAAGGCCTTCTGCGGCCCGCTTTCGTCTTCCCCCCACGCGTAGCCGGCCGCGAAGATCGCGAGCAGCACCGCCAGGGCGCACCCCAGCAACGTCTTCTTCAGATTCCGTTCGTTCTTCATAGCACCTCGTTGAGCTGAGCTACCCCGGCCGCGATCATGGCCGCCCGCAGGCGGCGCAGGGCCCGGGTATGCGCCTGGCACACGGCCGCCACCGACACGTGCCAGTCCGCCGCGATCGCCGTAAAGCTGCGTTCTTCGCGGTACACCAGCAGCACCACCAGCCGCTGCCGTTCCGGCAGGCCCGCCACCGCGCTGCGCACCAACCGCTTGGCCTCGGCCGCCGCGGCCTGGTCCAGGGGACTGGGGCCGGGCGCGGCGAAATCCCTCATGCCGCCCGGCAATCCTCGACCACCGCCAGAAATATGTCCCGGGTCGAAGCCGGCAGCTTCTCGATCGTCCACACCCCGCGCGGGTTCTTCTGCGTTTCGCATGCATGCGCGGCGCCCGCCTGCAGCCCGCGGTTCTTCAGGTCCCGCCGCCCGCCGGCCTCGTCAATCCGCGCGGCGGCAGGCACCAGTTGCAGCGCCCGGATCCGGCGCTTGGTGCGGCGCACCGCGGCCACCCCGCGCTTCACCAGGTCTCGCGCCTGCTCTTCGTCCACCCAGCGCACGTGTTCGCCTTCCGCGCCCAGCACCTCCAAGCGCTCGGCGTAGACCTCGGGCTCCGGCAAGATGCACCTCTACTGTCTCGGGTAACCGGGAGTCGGATTCGCGGCCTCGCCGCGCCGCCAGGTGGCGGTTTTAGGACGCCCTTCGAGCGCGTCCGGCCCTTTCCTCGGACTGGGCCGCCACGGAACGGACCGTGGCGCAATTCTGTACGAGTGTACCCGCCGCTCCCCGAACTCTTAACGGGGCGGCGAGTTTTTTATATGGAAAACCTGCTTACCCGTCGGCTTTGCTTCCCGCGCCGTCATCGGCCTGCGCCTTCTGGCGCTCCATCTCGCGGATCGCCATCTCCATCTCTCGCTGCCGCAGCTTCGTCAGGTGCTCCTCGTAGGCCAGGTCCGCCGGCTGTCCGCCGCCGCCGAGCATGCCCACGATTCCGGGCGCGCCGGGCTCCGCCGGCGCCAACGGAGGCAGCCGCTCCAGCGACTTTGCCAGCGCGCGTACGCGCACCAGGTGCTCCCCGGCCTCTTCGGCCGCCCGGTTGTCGCCGGTCCGCACCCGGTCTTCGAGCAAGAATCCCAATGCGTTCAGAACTTCCATCGCACCCTCCTCTTTCTTCCAGGCCAGATACGCCCGTGCCCACTGCTCTGCGTCCGGTCCCGAGAACACCGCCACCGCCACCGCTCCATCCGGCAGCACCGCCTCCACGTGCCAGTGCCCGGGGTAGGCGCGGGATGCAACCAGATCCCACGTCACTTCGCCTTGGCCTCCGGGACGAACCGTGGCGTCGCCGTCACCTGCCGCGGCCCCTCGTGCTTGCGCAGCTCGACCACCTGCTTCCACTCCTCCTGCGGCAGATCGTCGACCTTCTTCAGCGTCACCTGGCAGATCTCCAGCAGCCGCTTGAGGCCGATCAACTTGTAGAGCTTCTTCACCAGCACCAGGCGTTCGCTGGCGCGCGCCGAAACCGTCACAACGTGCGTCTTGCCGGCGAAAGTGACCTCGGCGTCCGCGGGTTCCTTCTCCACCCAGCCGAGGATCTCCTCCCGGAGCTGCTCGTGCCGTTTCTTCAGCGGCCCGAGCTGCAGGTACAGCGCGCCGAACTCGTCCACCGCTTCCTGCATCCGTCCGCCGCAAGCCCGTGTCTTGCCTTCCACGCCTTCCTATCGGGGCGGCGATCCGGTTCCATCACGACTCACCCCGCCAGCGCCTCCCGCAGCCGCCGGACCGCCCGGCTCTCGAGCTGCGACACCGCCGGCTGCGCGATCCCCAACGCCCGCCCCACCTGGCTCTGCGGCAGCTCTTGCCCCAGCCGCAGCTCCACCACCGCGCGCTGCCGCTCCGGAAGCTCCGCCACCGCCCGCGCCAGCCGTTCCCGGCGCTCCGCCGCCTCGGCCGCCGCCTCCGGATCCGGCGCCGCCGACCGCCCCGCCTCCTCCGCCAGCTCCTCGTGCCGGTGCCGGCGCTCCCGCGCCAGGCTGTCCAGCATCGCTCCCCGCACCCGCATCCGGATGTACGCTCCCGCCGTCTCCGGCCGCAGCTTCTGCATGACCGCCATCAAAGCGGCGAAGCCCTCTTGCTCCAGATCCTCCGCGGGCGCCCGGAATTGATGGGCCAGTCCCCGCGCCATGGATCGCACGATCCCTGCGTACTGCTCAACCTCCGCTGGGTCCATGCTTCCAAATTCGCGGACTTAAGTTTGAAAATCACATGCGAAAAGAGGAATCATAGAGTCAACTGGACACTGTGGGGCTAGACCAGAACGCTGTTCTCCGGGAGAAGCCGGCTATGTTGGCCCTGAAACAGGTGATGCCCCGGCGGCTGGTTCGCCTCCGCGAGATCCACCGCCTCTCGCAGCGCGCCCTCGCCGAAGAAATCGGCGTCTGTGTGAGTACCCTAACGGCACTGGAGAGCGGCCAGGCGCGCGACCTGATGGTCTGCACCCTGCTGAAGGTCTGCGACCGGTTCCAGGTCTCGCCCGACTATTTGCTGGGGTTCGAAGGCGCGGCGCTCGCCCGCGCGCCGCAGCGGCCCGTCACCGGCCCTTGCGCGACCTGCGGGACCGAACTCCTGGCAGGCGAGGTCCATTCCGCGGTGCAGTGCATATACTGCCTCTATTGCGTAGGGGATTCCGAAGAAATCCTCGCCGCCAGGTTCGGCATTTCAATTCGGACCATCCGCGCGCTGCTCCACGAGGAGTTCGACACCCGGAAGCGCCGGCCCTTCACTGTTGCAGGCCGAACGCGTACACCGTAGCTCCTCCGGCCGCCGCGTCCAGGTAGAAGCTCGCCGCGTCCAGTTGGTTGCCCTCCTCCGCGTCGATCCGCAGCCGGTCGGATGGACCCGCCGCCGGCTGCAGCACTTCTCCCAATACGCCCGCGCCCGTCGCTCCCACGATGTTCGCCAGTCCCACGTAGACCTTGCCCGCTCCGGCCACGCTGCTAAACACCATCGCCACCACCGGCGTCGGCGTGGACGTCACCTGCACCGGCGTCCCCGGCGTGGCCACGGTCAACTTTCCGAATGAAACGATTTTCAAGCTCCGCCTCCCTTGCGGCGTCGCCGCCGCTTCTGTGCGCCTCCGCGCCTGCTCCAGCTCCGCGCCCAGCAGGATGAGCTGCGCCACCGCCATGCGCCGCGCCGCGTCATCTCCGCCCTTCCAAACCCCGTCGAGACCCCACATCTGCCCCCGCACCAGGCGCGCGAACTGGGGGACGTCCAGCAGCCCGCCGGCGCCGTTCGACCGGTAGACCCCGACCTCCCCCCGCTCCTGGATCTGCTGCACGGCCAACTCCAGGTCCGCCGCCGCGGCTTTCACCAGGGGCCGTGCCGGCGTCGCGCTGGGCTTCGGTTCCTTCACCGCCACGGACGATGGTCGAGCACCGTGCGGAATCCGTGGCCGGACTCGAACGTCGACTCGCCCAGCTTCACCGCCCCCTCCGGAAACGCCGTCACGCCGTACCGGATCTCGCACGGCCCGCCGAAGCAGGAGTTGCGCACTCCCCCGGCCGCCGTCAGTCCGAACACCACCTTATTGCCTTCGAAGAACACCCGCACCGTGTAGTCTCCGTCGGCCGCGTAGTGCAGATACCGCACCGCGCTCACCATCACGTACGTCCGGCCGTTCGCCGCCCGCTTCGCATAGTTGGCTGCCGTGCACGCGGCGCACATCCAGATCTCGTTCTTCACCGCGGAGTTCCCGTGCGCCTTCGCGGTCACCTCCATGTCCGTCGCCGCCGTCGTGTCCGGGCCCTCGAAGCCCTGGATCAGCAGCACGGAGCCGCCGCTCACCGCCGGCGTGAACCGCACCGTCACCGTCTTGTTCGCGTCCGTCGCATACGTGAACTGGGTGGCCGGAACTTCCTTTCCTAGGCCGTCGTACGCCCGGACGCCGATCGACGTCGATTGCAATCCGTGCCGGCTCACCGGCACCTGCAGCTCGGAGATGTTGTTGCCGAGGTTTTCCTTGTAGGTTCGCTGGGCGGACACGCTCGCTGCCGCCAGTAGCAATGCCAGAAGTGCTTTCATCGGTTTTGTCCTCTCGGTTTTGCGCCTTGGGCGCCCTTGTTGTTGGCCAGCTTGGGACACCGGCATTTCTCCCGGCCATTGCGGCAGGCTGCGTTCGGGCAGCTTGCGCGGCAGCCGTTGGGGTTCTTGCGCTCGAGTTGAAACAGCCCGAGAAGGACTAGCAGCACTGCGGCTGCTAGTCCCAACGCCATACTAGCGCGTCGTCTCATTCGCGGAGGCCTCCGTCAGCACGGCACGAACGAGTGGCAGCCAAAACAGGATTGGTCCGCTGCGCACGGCGGCGGCGGAAAGATGATGATCGGTTCACCCATACTACTCACCTCCTTTCTTCGGCAGCGCTGGAGCGCTCGCCCACGTGATCGCCAGATACGGCCAGCGCCCGCTCAGCCGCGCCACGTGGATTGCCATCGCGAGCACGGTGCCGGCCGCGCTGCCGATGGCGAAAAACGGAATCGTGAAGTTGGTGCGGGGAAAAGCCAGGAACGCCGACACCCAGAACAGGTTCCCGGCCGCCAGCAGGAGGAACCCGATCCCGCGCCGCTGGTACGCCGCGGCCCGCCACCCGAAGTTCGTCACCAGGCTGGCCAGCGCGGCGGCCAACAGCGGCCAGCAGAATTCGAAAAACGCCCTCATGCCGTGGTGGCCTCCATCCCGTCGAACCAGTGCTGCCCGCTCTTGCGCGCTCGCGTCCGCCGCGCATTCGCATGGTGAAACCGGACATCGTGATGCAAGTGGCACCACTGGCACAGCGCCTGCAGGTTCTCGTCCCGGTTGTCGCGCGGATCGTGGTTCAGGTGCGCGACCGTCAACACAATCCGGACCCAGCGGCCTTCATACTTCACGGATGGGAAGCAAGCCTCTGTGGCAGCTTGGCCCGCGTGCCTCCACGGCAACACGATCAGGTCCGTCCCGTTGATGCAGCCACCCTGCTGTGCGACCGTCGCCTCCAGGCCGCTGGGTGTCCACCAGCCGTATAAGCGGAGCACCGTGGTGCGGTCCGGCGCTGCGCACCGCTCACAGCAGTCGCCCGCCCGGGCGAGGATCCGCGCGCGGATCGCGCGCCACGCTGGCCCTCGATAGAAGTGCCTCCACTCAGGCCGGATGGGCATGCGTTGCCTCCTGTGCAGGTGTTGCTCGGCCACCGTTGGTGGAGATCGCCATGACCATCACGCTCTCCCCCGTGGGTAAACCGCAAAGAAGGCGACGACGACGAGGAGCCAAACGGCACGGGGAGGCAGCCAGCCGACAGACAGCGCCACCATGAACACCGCAACGGCCAGCACCGAAAGGATCGTCACAGCGCCGCCTCCACGAACAGCGTCGCGTCCGCCACCGGCAAAGGCACCGCCGCGGGCAGCAGCTTGCGGTCCGGCTTCTCGATCCACTCGAACTCCCACGCGCCGCCCCACAGCGGCGAATACTTGCTGAGCCCGGTCCGCAACACCTGCCGCGCGCCCTTCTCCGCCTCCCGCTTCGTTGCCGCGAACACCTGCGCGAACCGCCACGGACTGTCCGGCAGCCGCCCCCTCCCCAGCCGCCGCGCGCGGAACCAATACGCCCGCGCCTGCTTTTCGCCCATTACGTTCTCGCCCATCGCAACCTCCTCAAGCGGATCTGCGTCGAAGGCACGCGTATGTTCACCATCACGAGAACCTCGCTTGCAAATCCTCGAACTCCCTGCGCAACTCCTCGACGCAATCGAAGTGCGCCCATTGCCCGCCCGGACGCCGGTAATGCGGATGGCACGGGGCGTGCTCCACGAACTTGAGGCACCAGCACGTGTACCGCTTGACCGGCTGGCCGTTGCGTGTGCGCCGGCCAGGTGCGCTTTGTTGCCGAATTGGAGCCGTTCCCGCAACGGCCTTTGACCAAAGACTCCCCCTCCCGATCCGCCGCGCGCCGCACCGACACGAACCTCGCCCATCAGGTCCTCCTCAAGCGGCCGGCTTCGATCGCCCCGTACACCTTCCGCACCCGCGCCGCCGTCGCCGCGAGGATCTTGCCGCCCCGCTTGATCTGCAACGCGGGTGTCTTGCAACCCAGCCACAGCGCGATCTGCCCCCGCGTGTAGCCCCGGTCGAGCAGTGCGTCCAGCAGCCTCCACGTCGGCCCTGCAGGCACCCGCGCGCCAGCCGCGTAAGCTTCCGCCGTCACCGCCAGGATCCGCGCCTCGGTATCGCGACGGATCCGCCGCCGCCGCCCCGACCGGATCCCGGCAGCGATCGTCCGCGCCACCGACGCCGCGTCCGCGACGGACTTGTAGCCCACGCCGCGCCGTCCCAGCGCGACAATGTGCCGCCGCGCCGCGCCGGCATCCACCAGGTCGCGGCGATCGCCGTGCTCGCGCCTGGCCCGGTCGCGCTCGCTCTGGTACCTGCTGTTCGCCGCGCGGCAGAGGAGACACCGGCACGGCCCGGCCACGTACCGCGCGCGCGTGCCGTGGGGCCGCTGCGCCGCCGCGGTCTGAATCGCCTGGAAACGCTCGGCGGTCCCCATTACGCGGCGCTCCGTTCGCCGATGCGGCCGTCCGTCAGGATGTCGAGGAACCATAGTCGGCTGCCCGCGCACTCCACCTTGGCCAGATCGACCTCGTCCGGATGCGCCAGCAGAAATCGCCGCAGGGCCGGCCGCTGGATCAGCCATTCGTCGCCGCCTTGCCGCTCCGTGCGGTTCGTGCCGCGTGGATCCGCGTTCAGCCACCCGGCCTTGATCCACTTCGAAACCTTGTGCCCTTCGATGCCGAGCAGCTCCGCCAGTTGATGCGCCGAATACCAGTCCGCATTCGCCAGCAGCCGCATCCGTTTCCGCTTCAGCACCACCGCGGTGGCGCTGCGCGGAATTCCCGTTGCGCTGCTCAGCTTCATCGCCAGCCGCTGGGGGCTCATCCACGCGAACCGCTCGAGCACGGAGATCTCCGTCGCGGACCATGCGGGCTCCTTCTTCCTCTGCCGCACCACGCCCAGCGCGACCGCCCGCTTCTTGACGATCCAGTGCGGCCACCCCACTCTCGCCGCCACGATGCGCGCCGCCTTCAGTCCCCAGGCCTTGCCCTGCCAGGTCTCGCGGATCAGCGCGTCGATCTGCGGCGTCGGCACATACTTCGCCGGTTTCCGGCGCCGCCGCGCGCGGCAGCCATCGCAGAACCGCGCGTGGGGCAGGGAAATCGGCGCGCCGCAATTGCAAGACTTCGCCATCACGAGACCTCCTGCCAGGCCTGCCAGTGCTCCCGGCAGTAGTGCCGGTCCTCGCCGATCTCACGCGCATGCGCCTCGCAGCATGACTGGTCGCATGTGCCGCGCTTCGCTGTCGGGACGATCGCGCCCGCGTGTCGAAGGTGGCCGAGGTCCAGGTAGCGTTTCGCTTGCGCCCGGGCGCCTTTCGGAACGCGAAGTAACTCGACTCGGAAGTAGAGGAGGCTGTTCACGGCGTGGATGTCGAACACCCGCATCTCGATCGCCGTCTCTCCCCGTGCGGAGTCGCGGATCACGTCACCGATCCGGACGTCGTGCGCGATCACGCTTTCGAACCGCGTCACCGGCCAATCGCAAAGGTACGGCGCCTCCGCCCCACAGAAGGCGCACGGCTCGGCCTCGACGTCGCCGCACCCGTCGCCGCACATGATGATCTGCGCGCCGCCGAAGATGTCCGGATACGAATGAACCTCGCAGGGCATCAGACTCCCCCTCCGAACAGCCGCTCCGACGCCCGCAGCCGCGACGCCCCGTCCTGCGCCACGTAGCCATACCGCACCAACCGCGCAAACGCGCGCGACACCGGACCCGAATCCGCGTACCCGGCCTGCTGCCGCGCCGCGCCCTTCGCGATCGCCTCCGGATACGCACCCGTCACCGCCCCGAGCAGCGCCCGCTCCATGCCGGAGAGCTTGCTCTCCGGGCCCAGCAGATACCGCTGCAGCCGGAGCCCCGTCGGCAGCGGATCGAAACCGCCCAGCGCCCGCCGCCCCACCTCCGTGATTCGCAGCTTCTGTCCGTCCGTTCCGGCCCAGCCCTGCGCGCTGAGCCGCGCGAACGCCCGAGACACCGGACCCGAGTCGGCATAGTCCGCATGCAAACGGATCTGCGCCTTCGTCAGGCCTTCCGGATGCTGCGCCAGTGCCGTCAGCATCCGCCGCTCCATCGTTGTCGGCCCCCCCGCGGCCGGAAGGGACTGCTCACCCTTCCGGCCTGGCGCTACTGCCTTCGCTCGGGGTAAATCCTGAGAAGCTTGATTGCAATCAAGCCCGCTGTCGGGACCGGAGTGTATATTGAATTTGACATCCCGCTCCCGGTCCGTAACTCCCGTCTTCAGGCTCAGCCGGGTGCGCAGCCCGGCCAACCGTTCGGTCGCGCCCTGCAGCTCCCCCTCGGCCAGCAGCAAGGTGCTCACCGCGACGTCGAGTTCCTGGCGAAACTCCAGCACGGCGCTCTTGCGCCCGTCTTCGAAAGCCTTCGCCAGCACCGCCGGGTCGAGGGACGGCGCCGGCGCGGATGTCTTGCTCATCTCGCGCTGCAGCTCAGCGATCCGCCTCCGCAATTCGCGGGGATCGTCGGCCTTCGCCCGTTCGATCGTCTCCGCCATCTGCACCCGGATCGCCGCCAGGTCGACGTCCGCCACCGTTGCCGGCCGCAGCTTCGCCTTGGCGCCCGCCACCGGCGTCGCGCCGCTGTCGAAGGTCTCCCGCCGGCGGAACCGCACGCGCTGCATCACGCCCAGCCACTCCGGAGACCACACCCAGCCTTCGCCGTTCTTGAGCGAGGGCAGGGAACTCACCAGCTCCCGCTCCAGCCCGTGGTGCTCCACCCACGCCCGGATCGCCCCCGTGTTGCCTTCGCTCGGGGTAAATCCTGAGAAGCTTGATTGCAATCAAGCCCGCTGTCGGGACCGGAGTGTATATTGAATTTGACATCCCGCTCCCGGTCCGTAACTCCCGTCTTCAGGCTCAGCCGGGTGCGCAGCCCGGCCAACCGTTCGGTCGCGCCCTGCAGCTCCCCCTCGGCCAGCAGCAAGGTGCTCACCGCGACGTCGAGTTCCTGGCGAAACTCCAGCACGGCGCTCTTGCGCCCGTCTTCGAAAGCCTTCGCCAGCACCGCCGGGTCGAGGGACGGCGCCGGCGCGGATGTCTTGCTCATCTCGCGCTGCAGCTCAGCGATCCGCCTCCGCAATTCGCGGGGATCGTCGGCCTTCGCCCGTTCGATCGTCTCCGCCATCTGCACCCGGATCGCCGCCAGGTCGACGTCCGCCACCGTTGCCGGCCGCAGCTTCGCCTTGGCGCCCGCCACCGGCGTCGCGCCGCTGTCGAAGGTCTCCCGCCGGCGGAACCGCACGCGCTGCATCACGCCCAGCCACTCCGGAGACCACACCCAGCCTTCGCCGTTCTTGAGCGAGGGCAGGGAACTCACCAGCTCCCGCTCCAGCCCGTGGTGCTCCACCCACGCCCGGATCGCCCCCGTGTCTTGCGGCGCCGTGGTCCGCATCGCGCACAGCGTGTCGGTCTGCGTCAGCGCGTCCTTGTTCACGCGCGCCGAGCGCTGGCTGCACAGCGTGCCCCCGAGGCCGCGGGCGCGGCCCCACAGCAGCAGCCGCGAACAGTCGTGCAGCAGCTTCGCCTTGTCGCGCAGCGCCTTCTGCGGGAAGACATCGTCGGCCTCTTCGAAGAACACGTGCGTGGGCGGTTGCTCTTCCGACTTCGAGCGGTACAGCCGCATCGCGAAGCCGTCCTCGCGGCCCACGCCGCCGAGGAACCGCACCTTCTCTCCCTCCGTGAACTCGGAGAGGTCGATTACGGCCGTCAACCGCTCCCGGACGATCAGCTCCGCGAGGAAGACGCCCGACGTCGGCTCCAGCGGCAGATCGCCGTGCCGCCCGCCGAACACCACGATCGGCAGGCCCGGCGACTTGCCATCCGCGCTGGACCGCATGCCCCACCAGTCGCCCTTCGGATCGATCGCCACCCAATGCAACCCCGCGCGGTGCATCTCCTCCGCCAGCACCACCGCCGTGTTCGACTTGCCGGATCCGCGCATGCCGACAATCGCGAACGTGTGCGTCACCGCGTCGAGCGGCAACGCGAGATCCGCGGAGAGCTTCAGCTTGCTCATGCCGGGCCTCCGCTCACCCCTCCGCTCACCAGGTAGCGCTCCGCCTCCCAGTCGGCTTCGGCCAGCGCCAGCACCCAGCCCGGAGTGCCGCCTCCTTCCTGGGCGCGGATCGCGGCGACTTCCGCGTCGATCCGGCGGAGCTCCGCCTGCAGGTCGCCTTCCGTGAAGAGCTGTACGCGCGGAAGTAAAGCGGCGCAAAACGAGCACAGGTCCGCCGCCGCCCAACTGCACGCGTTTCCCGCGTCGTCGATGCACGCTGTGAACTCGGTGCAGCCGCACTCGCGGCACACTCCGTTCATGCTGCGTCCTTCCCCGCCGGTCCTTCGGGCGGGAAGAACACGGCCTCGCGCAGCAAACCGCGCAGCCGCAGGTTCTCGGCGTCGATGCTCTTCGCGATTTCCCGGAGCGCCCCGCATTGCTGGCACGGCGGCCCGGAGCCTTCCGGTTCCGGCGGCGTCACGGCCTTCGCGCGCAGCGCCGCGTGTTGCCGCGCCGTCCCCTCATCGGGCGGAAACACCGCGTCCACCAACTGCTGGATATGGGGCGGCGCCTCACCGTAGACGTCCTCGAGGAACTGCGCCAGTTCTTGCGCCAGGTCGCGCAGCCGCGCGCATTCGTTGCGCAGCAGCAGCTTCTCGCAGTGCGCCTGGTTCAGCTCGTTCTCCTGCGCTTGCGCCCGGAGTGTGACTTTGTTCGTGGCTTCGAGGATCGCCGTGTGAATCGCCCGCACCAGCCATGGCGAATCCACCTGGTGGGTGTTCCAGTACTCGGCGATGTCCCTCGCGCGCTCCAAGGCGGTCTTGTGCTGTTGTTCCATGGGACCCCTCACGCGCTCGGCACGGCAGCCACCGCGTCCCGCTCCATGCGCTGCGCGGCGCTCGCCAGGCGCTCGCCCGCGGCCAGCGCGATCCGGATCCACACCACTGCTTCCGCCGGTTGCCCGAGCTGCGTAAGCTGCACGCGCGCCCGGTCGATGCAGGTATGGACCTCGAAGGAAAGGCGGGTGATGTTATCCCCGCTCGCCTCTACCCGCATCACCCCGTCGATCCACTGCCCGAGGCGGTCCGCCTCGGCCTCGGTCAACTCGGCCACGGCTTCGCGCCACGGAATCACGCCGGCTTGCGCGGCCTCCCGCAGCACTCTTCTCGCTGCCAGGTGGGCAGGCACCTCTCGCGCGAAGATTCGGCAGGCCTCCGCGAGCTCCCACGTTCTCGACTCACTCGGCATGGTCTTGAACTCCTTTCAAAAAAGCGCGTCAGCCGGCCAGCGAATCCTTTGTCCGCGCCGTTCCCGCTCTCCGCGGCCGTGCGCGAGGGACGCCGGACGTGGCTGTTGACAGCCGACGCGCCGCTGGTTAGGACTTGGTCTTGCCGCTCTTCGGCGGCTTACCGTTGGCCGCTGCCGGCTTCGGCATCGACTTCGAACTCCTCGACTTGCCCGCCTTCGCGGACTTCGCAGACTTGGCCATCTGACTCTCCCTTGTGGTCTGGATCCACGTCCGATTCCTCGGCCGCGGCTTTGCGGTTTCCCGCAAACTCGTGTTGGCAAATCGAAGCGCGGCTCATTCCGGCAGCCTCGATAGATCGAAGAACGCCGCCTGCTGCGGTCGCGGCGCCGCGGCCGTGACGGATTCAACCCGCATCGCGCAATCCGCGCACAACCCGGGAAGCGCCCACACCGTCGCGCCGCCATTCTGTGCGCCACAGCTCGCGCAGGTGAGACCGCGTTCGCGGTACAGGTCGCGCGCGTCCTGCGGCCCGCTGAGTGTGATCACGAGGTAGATCCGGCTCATGCGGCCAACACCCCCGCCCGGCGCACGTCCAGCGCCATCTCGTACATCCGGTCGGGGACTCCGGCACGCGCCCAGCGCCAGTGCGCCATGAATCCAGTGAAGGGCAACCGCCCGCGCCAGAATTCGAGCATCTCCCCGAAGCCGCTGGGAAAGCCGTCCCGCACCGCCAGAGCGTCCGTTTCGCCATCCGTCAGCCAGCGGCCTTCGATCAGGATGCCGTCCGGCCGGATAACGACGTCGTCGACCGCCGCCGCCGGGTGGCGGCCGAGCCGTTGGCACTGCATCGTGCGCATGCCGGTGAACAGATGGAGGCAGTCGCCCGGCACATCCATGTGGCGCCGGTACGCGCGAATCGTGTGGGTCTTCTCGCCGAGCACCACCGCCGTCGCGAAACGAGGCTTGAAGTTGTATGCGCCCATGGCTTCACCTCGCGGCTCCCGCGGAAGCCATGCCCTCGCTGCCGACCAGCATGAGCCGCACGGCCCGCTCGCGCGCGAACTGCCGCATGACCGCGTGGTTCGGCCAGTCGGCCGTGGCCTCGGCGTCCGCTTGCGCCAGTTCACTCTGCGAGAGTTTCTCCTCGGCGGCCGTCACCAGCAGATCGTCCAGGTTCATCAGGTGCAGTTGAAGGCGCTCCGGATCCGACGCCAGCGTCGCGGCGATCTTCACTGTCTCCTCCAGCAGCTTCACGGCTTCATCGCACCCTCCGCGGTTTCGCAGGGCCGCGGCCGCGCGCTTGGCTTCGCGCTGTACGCGCTCGACTACTGCGGCGGGAGTCCGCTTCGCGTCGCCCACCATCTGGCGGGACTGGTTCACCGCGGCGACGCAGTCGTCGACGATGCATCGCAGGAAGCCGTAGCTCCTCACGGCCCGCTCGCGCAGCCCGAACCGGAGGACGAACGTCTCGAACGGCACCCGCTCTTGTTCCAGCCGCCGGTACAGTTCCTCGATCAGCCCGCCGGGGGGCGGGGCATTCAGGCGCTTGGTCAGGGCTTGCGCCACGAACCGCTGGAAGCGGTGGAAATCGCCGTTTAGCGCCGGCCGGGAATCCCCACAGTCCACTGTGGTGATCTCGCCGTTAAGCCTCGGCGGATCAGAGGGCCTTCGCCTCGCGTTCGCCGCGCCCTTGGCATACCGTTGGACAAGCTCGCACTGGCTGCCGTGCGGGCAGGCTTCCGCCAGCGGGACTGGCTGTTTCGCGCCCGGCAACGTCACCATCGGCACCTTGGCCTGGATCACAGTCAGAGCGGCCTTCGGTGGACGGTCGTCGACGGCTGCGTCGACTTCGGCTGCCTCGACTTCGACGGCGCCCGCGGTCCCCGGGCCCTTGCGATCGAGCTTCCGCGCCTCGCGCTCCGTGATCTTCGCCCAGTTGTGGATCAGCACGCGGTACTGTTTCACCCGCTTATCGCGCGGCGACTTCCGCGCCTCGATCGCGGACAGCGCTTCGAGCTTGTCGAGGGCGGCGCCGACGCTGTTGACGTGGCAGTTGACCAGGCGCGCCAGCTCTGGTTCTCGGACTTCCACCCAGTCGGCCTCGCCGCGCCGGCCGACGGAGTCGTCGAGGATGTTGCCCAGCACACCCAGCTCCACCTGGCTGAACACCCGGAAGAGCTTCTTGAAGAAGGCGCGCGGGGTCTTCGTCCAGCCGGAGCTCTCCCAGTTCTTGGGTACCGCCATCGCGGCGGCGCTCATGCAGGGCTCCCCGGCTCGCCGAGGAGCTGCGCGACCGTGGCAAAGTCGCGGAACACTACGGCGTGAAGCGTCTGCCTCCACTGGTTCCGCTCATGGCGGCGCCATTCGGAGATAACCCAACGCGGGGTCCGGAAGTTGGAGCGTCGGGGTCTGTTGTGAACCGCACTCGGCAGCGGCATGTTGGCCTCTCGGGTTTGGAATGGACCCCACGGGCTTGCGCGCGCGCGACCGGCTGTGGATACTTAGGGGGACCACACTCGGCGGTCAACGGCGCTCGAGCACGGCCGGCGGCGATAGGGTGGCACCTGTCGCTCCGGTCCGGGTGCCGCAACGGGCACCTCTGAGCCAATCCGCTGCAAACACTACCGCTTCTCGCCTTCGGTCGGCGAGCGTACTGCCGATAACGAATATTATTGTCAACGACTTGCCGTGCTTCGGCGTTGCGCTTGCTGGGCATCGTTGCGCCTACGTCTTCGCCATCTTTTCGCGGTAGCGCCGCCAGCGAATTTGAACCGCGTGACGCGCCTGACGGGCGAGTTCCTCCGCCGTCAGGGCATCGCGTCGACCTCGACCGCCGGCTGCGGACAGGATCGCTGAGCCGATCCCACCCTTCACCGAGCGCGAGGCCGCGGCGAGTTCGTCGCGGTTCGGCTTGCGGGGCACTGCCGGATATCGTATACGTGCCGACCTTAGAAAGCAACCCCAAAGTGCAGTAGCCCGGAGAAATCTGGTACTACGTCCGCCGGCTCCGCTGGCGAAACGCCAGCCTGGACTGTGGCAATTCCGGGACATTTCCCAGTCCCGAGTGTGGCGACTCGGCACACTTGGGTGTGGACATCGGCCCGCGTATCTTTACTTCCTGAAGACCCGAAGACCTGAAGGTGGGTAGGTATGTAGTTCTTGAACCTGCCTGCCCACAGCCATCCGCGCGGCGAACTCGTCATGGAGAAGCGCCGCCACGAAGCCCTGGTCGGCATCGGACAAGGCAGAGAGCTCGCGCTCGATCAGCGCCCGAATGCGGGCCCGGACGTCGGCCGGCGATAGAACCGCGGGCCGAAGCTCCCGTCGCGCGGCGTCCCGCATCAACTCCGCCCACTCTGGTCCAGGCACACACACCCGCATGACCTCCCGCCATTCGGTCCCGGCGAGAGTCCAGAGAATCCAAACGTCTCCCTGGGCGTGCCGTCGCCAACCGGCCGCGGGCAGCGGGCAGCCAGCATATTCGAGCAGCACTGGTGTTTCCGGATAATCAGAACTCGGATGCAGCTCCCGGTAATCGACAATTGCCCCGGGCTGCAAGAAACAGCCGTGGAAGTCGAAGCCGCTGCGGGCGCGTCGATCGACCTCGTGCAGGAGCTTCAGATAGCCCTGCTGAGCGCGGGTGGCGCTCCTCGGCAGCCGGATCTTGACGTCTTGGTCCACGGCTTGTTTGGCTTGTGCCGTTAATATCGTCGGAATTCGACCAAAAAAGTCGCGTCGTTCATCCGGACTATCTTCGTGCGACGAAGAGAAAGAGAACGCACTCACCAATTCCGCAGCAGCTCCCCGACCTGGCGTCGCTTCCGATCACTCACCCGTGCATAGATCTGCGTGTTTCGGATGTCCGCGTGGCCAAGGTGGTCTTGGATGAGGAGGATGTCGATGTTCCTCTCCACCAGCTCCGTCGCGCAACTGTGCCGCAAACAGTGGAAATGCCGCTTTCCTTCCGGCAACTGAGCCGCCGCGCCGTAGCGCTTCATCAGCTCGTCGAGCCGGCGCCGTGAGATCGGGCGAGAGTTTCGCGATGGGAACAACGGGCCCGGCTGCAGCCCGCGAAGCTTCAACCATGCGCGGAGCGCGCGTATTTCCCTTTCGCTGAGCGGAAATTCTCCCGACCTGCCGCCCTTAATTCGCGTGATATAGAGGCGACGCTGGCCAATGCGCAGGTGCTCCATCTGGAGCAGCCCCACCTCGCTCGCCCGCAAGCCGCGGTGGTATGCCACTTCGAACAGCGCCAGATCCCGCGGGCTCCGCGCCGCCGCGATCGCCGCGAACAGCGCTGCCGCCTCCTCCGCTGTCAGAAATTGCACCGTCGCGGAGCGGCGCCGCCTGGGTGACGCCGGTGCAACGCGGCCCGGCCGCGCCATCGACGACTTTCCCCCCGGCATCCGCTCGGCGATCTTCTCCGCCAGCCGTTCCAGGTCCTCGCTGCTCAGTGCCTGTAAGTTGTTGATTCCCAATGCTCCCTCCAACCGCTCAATTTACTTATTCTGGGCGGTTCGGAGCCCTCGCCAAACGAAGAATCAGTCACTTAGACGCCGCTCCGGCCACCCGCCTAACGGCATTCTGAGCGGTTACCGAATGCTGCCCGCGCAAACCAAACCGGGCCCCCTTGCGAAGGCCCGGTCGTCAAAGCCTGGAAAAATCTGGAAATCGAAGCTTACCCCGACGTCTTGCGGGATCGCGCCGGCGGCCGTGACTGGCCGGGCGACTTCCGGCCGAGCTCCGGTCCGAGGTCGCCGGCGGCTTCCCGCTCGATGAACCGTGCATGCGCCGCGGAGCCCTCTCCGCACAGCGCCGAGAGGATCCGGCTGTGTTCGATGATCGCCGCCTCGAGGAGCCGGACCCGCTCCTCCAGATCGCGGCCGGTAGGCCACATCGCTCACTTTCTCCGCAACCGCGAGGAAAGGCGCTTGTCGCGTTGGGCCTGCTCGGCCTCGATCCGCACTGCCGCCCACAGGATCCCGCTGTAGCTCATCCGGTAGCGGCGCCGCTGGCCCTTCAGCCGGAGGGTCAGTTCCCGTGGGCCGATCTCAATCATGACGGGGTTGCCTCGTTCCAGGCAGTCCGTCTCGCGCACGATCGTTCGTGTGATCTTCATTCCGGCACCTCGGTACGGGCCAAAGCCGCCCGCAGCTTGCTCCGCGCGTCGATGGCCGCGGCCGAGACCACGCCGGTCAACGCCACCAGCGCGTCCATCGCTGCGGCGTGCAGATCCGGAGCCGCGGCGATGAGCTGCGCGTTCGCCCGCCGCTCCTCGGGCGAGATCCCGGACTCCTCCGGGATCTCGCAAATGACCGGCTGCGGCCGGTTCTCGGTGTGCACCTGATGCACCAGCCAGAACCCAACCATCGTTTCCGGCATGCCGATTTTGCCGCGCCTCGCCAGCACGGCAGCCCACTGCCCCTTGGTGTAGCTCACGCCGCCTCCGATACGCTGCGCGCCCGGATCACCGTGATGGCCAGCGTGACCCGGTCGTGGATCCCCAGCTTCTCGTAGATCGCCCGCAGGTGGGCCTTGGCGGTGAAGTAGCTGATCCCGAGCTCGGCCGCGATCTCTTTCACGGCCTTTCCCGCCGCCGCGAGTTCGGCCACCTGGTGCTCCCGCAGCGTGAGTTCGCCGCCCCGTTCCGGCCGGATCATGGCAAGCTCCCGCTGACCGTGAACGAGCTGACCGCGCCGTCGCGAGTCGCCACCAGGTGGGCGCCGTGGATCGCGATGCACACCTCGGGATCTTCGCCCGTCGCCAGCGCGGCGACGTCGGCCGCGCCGAGGGTGGCTTCGAACACCGGCCGTCCGTCGTAGGCCGGCTCCCCCTTCCAGCGCCGGTCCAACTTCCCGAGTTCGGCGGCTATCGCGGCGTCGCGCGCCGGCAGTTCGGGCCCGTGCCAGAGCCTCTTGAGTCGCATGATGAAAGTCATGGCTCAGGACTCCTCCACCCGTCCGCCGAACTCGTCCTGGCACACGCGCCAGTACGCGCAGTTCCGGCGGCTGCAGAGCATCGACGTGCGGTTCGGCATGTAGTGCCCGCTCCGCATGCCGGCTTGGGCCAGCGGATACAGCCGCTCCGGCGCCAACAGGTCCTGCTGCGTCATGTCCATCGGCACAGCGACCAGCAGCGGTGTCTTGTTCTTCACGAGCGTATCGACCCGCACCCGGCCGCTGGCGCCCGGCGTGCAGAGCACCTGGGCGGCGAGCTGGATCGCGTGCGGCCCCTCGATCGCCTTCGGCGTCTTCGCGGCCGTCTTGATCTCCACCAGCGTCCCGTCGGCCTCGAGAACGTCGAGCCGCAGGTTCACCTTCACGCCGCCGATGCGCGCCGATTCCTGGCACGCGATCTCGGTCGCCACCGGCTGCACCTTCGGCGCGCCCTCGCTCATGTACAGCCGGACCAGCTCCTCGCCCTTCGCCTTCAGATCCCCCGGCGACTCGTCGTCCCGGAACTCGGTCTCTTTCAGCACCTGGTCCCAGGACTTCCCGAACTCGGCGGCGACGGTGTCGGCCGGCAAGTCCTTCCGCGATTCCACCTTCTGCGCGAAGTTCGCGCCGAGCGCTTCATGGACGGCGATGCCCAAAGCCAGATTCGAGTTCTTGGGCGCGGGCAGCCTCCACAGATACTGGAACATCCACCGCGCCTGGCAGTCCATGAACGTCCGGACCTGGCTGGGGGAGAGAACCTCCCCCACCTCGGTGTCCGGATGCGCGATCACCATTTCGGCTACTGCCGCCATGACGCACCTCCCGCCGCCGCGCGCACGGCGCCTTCGGTCTCCTTCGCGCGCTGGATGAACAACGAAGCGGCCGTCGCCCGCACGTCTTCCTCCGTGAACGGCAGTTCCCAGCCGCGGCGCGCACCGTACTCCTGCGCAATCAGCAGGGCGTCGATCGCCGCCATCAGACACTCGGCCATTGGCGACACCGGCCCTTCCACGCCGCGCCGCCCCGCGCCGATCGGAACCACCGCACCCGTGTTAGCCTGAGGCTGTTGTTGCGCTTCAGACGTTGCTTCGGCGCGCCTGGCGTCCGCGGCAGACGGCCTCGCCGCCGTCTGTCGCGGTTGAACCCCCGGCGGATCCACCCGCGCGATCGCCCATTCCAGGCTGCGGCTCCGCCCGTTCTTCCGCTCCCGCTTCTGCAGGTCGAAGCGCTCGTCCGGTCCCAGCCCCAGGACCTCGATTTGCCGCCCCACCTCGACGGGCAGGTACAGCACCTGCTCACAGCCGTCCCGATCGATGACCGTGAACATCTTCTGGTTTCCGTAGCGCCCCTCGACATCCATGCCGGTCGGATACTTCAGGCGCAGCTCGTAGTTGATGTTGATCTCCGGCGTCAGCTTCGGTCTCATTGTCAGGCAGCCTCCTTTCTCACCAAACGCAAACTCCAGCCCAGCAGCTCCTCGATCGTCGGCGGACCGCCCGTCGAGTCTTCCCACGCCCCGCACTGCCGGCACCAGTACCCGCTCTCCTGAATCGTCTCTTCCGCGCCGCCGATGCCGACGCCCGTCCGCGTCGCTTGTTCGACGAACTCCACCGGGCGGCAGCCGCAGTGCAGGCAGAAGGCGCCGTTGCCCTCGATCCACCCGGCGTACTCCTCCTCGAGCACCTCCCGGACCCTTCCTACCCCCGCGGCCGTAAGCCACGGCACCCGCTCTTCGAACTCCTGCGCCGTCCTTCCGGCCAGTAACCTTGCCGCCGCCCGGATGCTCGCCGGGTGACGGGGCACGATCGCAATGTTTCCGTCCACTGCTCACCTCTCGCGGTTAACGCCCGCGTGCGTTGTTCACGGTTTTAGCTTGCGCTAGCACGCTGCATAAGTCAAGACAAATCTGTCGCCCCGAACGTGCGATTGAATGCAGCGAGCTTCCGCAGGGTATACTACCTACCGTGGCACGGGGTAAGAAGAATCCTGCAGCCGTCGCGCTGGCCAAGCTCCGTGCAAAGAAACTGAGCCCAGAGCGCCGGCAGGCTATCGCGCGGATGGGTGGAACCGCGAGGAGCGAGACGCTTTCCCCGCGGCAACGGTCCGAGAGCGCGAGGAAAGCGGCGAAGTCGCGGCCTGACGCCAGCGGCGCCTCTCGAAACGCAGCGCAAGCTCGGTGGGCCAGATGGAGGGCCGAGAACGGGAAGCCGCCCAAGCCTGGCGACGAGCAGTTTCTTTGAGCCGCGAGAAGCGGAAACGGCAGGGTAGGGAAAATCTGACGGAGAAAACTGCTGTCCGAGCGGGACTACCTGGGCATGGAAACAATCCTTGCCGTAATCGTGGCGCTGCGCCCGGAAACGATCCTTGCCGGAATGGTCGTGATTGGCATGGCTACCGGCCTGCTCGCGGCCTCCCGCGGAAAGAACCCGTTCCCTTGGTTCATCGGAGGAACGCTTCTCCCGATTCTCGGCCTCGTGATCGTGTACTTCGCGGTCGGCCGCACGTGCCGCTGCCAGAGGCTGATCTCCTGGAAAGCGCTCGTTTGCCCGCACTGCCGCACGGAGTACCCAGCCGAAGCGCGCCTCCCGCGGATCTCCCTCCTCTGACCTGCTAGTCCGATCGTGCGGTTTCCTCGCGGGCCCGGCCGCCGCATCCTGGACCTATGAAACCCAACCCCGCCGCCGAGCGCGGCGAACGCGTTTACTTCTCCGTCGGGCCCAGCCGCTACGCCGTCGTCATCATCCCGGAGTCCGAACCCCGCCCGCTGGGCGTTCTGATTCCATTTCCTTCCCGCCCTGCCGAAAAGGTACAACAGAAGCCGGAGGATTCCGAATGAGACGCGCGCGCCTCCATGAACTCATCGACCACATCCCGGAGCACGAGCTGCTGGCCGCGGAGCTCTTCCTCGAGCTCCTCGCCGAACCAGCCCCCGCTATGACGGTCGAAGACATGGCCATCGTCGAGCGCCTGCTCACCGAGCTCCGCGCCCGCCGCACTCAATAGCGGTAGTCGGCCAGCAGCAGGTCGCCCGCCTGCGGTGTCGCCGCCGGCACGAAGGTGATCGTCGCCCCCGCCAACGTGTAGTCCGCGCCGAGCTTCAGCCGGATCCCGTTCCGGTACAGCTTCAGGCTCGCGTACGGCGAGGGCATCTGCGCCAGCGTGAACGTGACATTCACCCCGTCCAGCGTCCCCGCCGGCGTCTCCCCGTCCACGAAGTTCCCTGCCGGCCCGCCCCCGCCCGTCCCGCACGCGCCCGAGCTGCCATCCACCTTCACGCAGTCCGCCGCATTCCCCGGCGCGCCGGCCAGGTTGCCGCTTGCGTCGATCACCGCCGTCCGCAGCGGCGCATAGCTCGCGCCCTTCGACGCCCGGGCATCCAGCAACGCCTGCAGCCCGGTCACCTGGCCCACGCCGATCGACGTCCCGGGCGGCGCGCCTACCGGCGGCGCTGCTACCCGGACGCCCGCTACCGTCACCGGCGAGGCCGCGTCCACCACCGCCCAGTACTCCTCGGCCGCGGGCCGTCCATCCACCCACAGGCAGCGCACCGTGTACACCGCGTTCGCCGGCGTTGCCCCCACGGTTGGCTCCAACACGACATCCAGCACCCCGTTCCGCACCCGCTGCTGCCGCGTGCCGCCCGCCACGGCCTTCCCGCCCGCCGTCACGAAACTCGGCCAGGCGATCACGCAGGTTCCGTTCGCGCGCTGCCCGCGGCCGTCGAACAGCGTATCTTGCACTCGCGTGGCGCCCGCCGCGGCGGCGCCCAGGCTCAGGATCAGCAGCAGTCGCATGTGTTACACCATCCGCGCCGCCGCCCGGTTCTTCGGCAGCGGCAACGACCATCCCAACAGGCAGACGTGGTCGAACGCCCAGAAAACGATCAGCGGGACGCCGTGGTTCACCGCCGCCAGGTACTCGGCCGGCCACGGGCAGCCCCCGTTGAACCACGGCAGCAGGTACGCGGTGTCCGCCTTCGCCCAGCTCCCCACTACGGTCGGAAAACGGATAGCCTCGAGCGCCCGGGCGCCGTTCCGGTAGAACGCTCCCCAGCTCAGCGCCTCCATCTTGAGGCGGTCCAGGCCGCTCCCCGCCTTCGTCTCGTACTCGGCCGGCAGGCTCACCCGCCGGTTCAGCCGGCCGCCCTGCGGGTACGGCAACTCCAGCGTGTGGTAGACCTCCGGGTGCGCCACGTCGTAAGGAAACAACAGCTCGAACTTCGCACCGGCATACGTTCCAAGCACGTGGTTCCGGATCGTGTCGATGTGGCTCTTGATCCGGCCGCGCAGCCAGTTCGCGTCCGCGCCCCCGTTCACCGCGTCCGGATCCTGATCCTGGCACGTGAACTTCGCGAGCGCCCGGCCGAAGTGCGCGAGCGCCGCCGCCTTGGTGTCATCGTCGTAGAAGCCCATCGAGCCGCCTCGCACCTGGCCGCTCCCGGTCCAGCTTCCCGCCGCGCTGCCGCTTACCGTGAACTTGTTCGCCGCCGTCACCGTCACCGTCCGCGTGCCGTCCAGCGCGCGCGTGCCCGCGATCGCGGCCACGTCCCCCGTCGCGAAGCCGTGCGCTGCGCTCGTCGTGATCTCCGTCCCGCTCAGGCCCGTCACGGCCAGCGCCTTCGACGAAAAGAACCACCACACGAACTCGCCGAACTGCAGCCACGGCGTCAGCCCGGCGTCGCTCATCAGCTTCGCCGTCTCCTTGTACACCGCCTTCTGGAACTCCGCGACGTCCGCGACGAAGCTGCAGTGCGTGCTCTTCAGCGCCGCGAAGCCGACGTCCGTCTCCACCCGGGTCCCGTCGTAGTAGCGGGCGGCGAACACCTTTCCGCTCGCGGGATCGTCCGGCGGATCCACCAGCTCCATCGAATACGCCGCCGCCGCGCTCCATCCCTTCCCCGCCAGAATCCCGTACAAGTCGCTGTGCCACTTCCGCGCCGGGAAGTTGATCGGGTGCGAAGCCCCTTCGTCGATCTGCCAGGTCCCCTCTACCCCCGCGCTCAGGTCCCCGCTCTCCGTGATCGTGCCCGCGGCCGACGACTTCGCGGTGCTCTTCGTGAAGCTCCACACCGGCGTCCGCACGTGCACCTTCAGCTCCCCCGCCGCGGCCGTCTTCTCCGCCCACACCCCGACGAACGTCTCATTGATGAAGTACACGAAGTGCTGCGCGACCGTGTCCGCGGTGTCGGCAGGAAAGACGCTCTTCCCCAGCGTTGTTCCGCCGATCGTCACGAACGCCGCGTCCCCGTCCGCCCACGTCCCGCCGAACGTAACGGTCCAGGTCTTCCACGTCGCCCCCGCGCGCTTCCGCTGATTCCACCAGAACACCCCGACGTACTCGTTCACCTGACCCTGCAGCCCCAGCCGCTCCAGGTTCCAAACCAGCCTGGCTGGAGCCAGCTTGTACGTGTGGTCCGTATCGTAGTCGATCGCCGCCGTCACGTTCGCGTACGTCTCCGGCGGATCCGGCGCGTCCCCCGGCTTCGCCGCCACGGCGTGATCGAAATACACGTAGGTGTCCGTCGACGCCGCGTTCTTCGTGCCCTTCACCCGCACCTGCAGCACGTGCTTTCCCGCGCTCACGTTCGACCGGACCTTCCGGCGCGTCACCACCGCGGGCTCCGCCGCCAGGTAGCAGTCGAGGTTCGTCTCCGTGTCTCCGTCCAGCCGGATCCCGGCCTCGCCGCGGTCCGTATACAAACTCGTCCCGACCCACAGATCGTGCGGGTGCTGGCAGTGGTACTCCACCGTCGCCGTGTCGTTCTCCGTCTTCGAGCGCCGCGCGAAGCCGCGGAAGTAAAAACCCGCCTCTTCCGACCACCCAGCACCACTGAAGCTGGTCCATGCGTCGCGGCTGCCGGCCGTTACGGATCCGGGCCCCGCCACCTGCAGCGGGCGCTTCCCGTTCGGATCGCTCACCGTCCAGTTCGTGAACGTCGCCGTCCACTCCGTGTCCGCGTACGCGGCGCCGTCCGCGAGCCGCGGCGCAAACGTAAGCCAGGCCTGGCGCAACGCATCGATGCCCCGCGCCGTGAAGTCGATCGTCACGCGCCAGGTCACGCCGCTCGAGCCGCCCGCCAGCTTCAGGCTCCCCGCGCTGAACTTCAGGTTGTTGTTCTTCCATAGCCCGTACACCGTCACGAAGTTGCCGTCGTACCCGCCGCGCTCCGCCAGATACTTCACGTCCGTCTGCGTGCCGGCGCTCGCCGTCAGCGTCAGCGCCGTCGGGCTTCCTACGCTCGCCACCGTGTACGCCGTGCCGTTCACGTAGAGCGTCGAGCCCGCCGCGATCCCCGTGAATTTCTCCCCGGAGCGCCAGCTCACCGCCGTGCCCGCGGTGTCGACCTTGCCCCACCGCGCCGCCCGCAGCGTAATCGCCGCTCCCGATGTCGAAGCCATCACCGCCAGCGTCGGGCCCAGCGCCGGCCAGTTCGCCTGGTTCACCTGGTCGCGCAGCGCCTCGGCCACCACGGTCGCCGTCACGCCCGTGGCCGGATCCGGCACGATGTAGTCGAACGCTATGTTCTGCAGCCACAGCGTCACCCGGTCGTACGCCTGCAGGCCGTTGTCCTCGACGGTGATCGTGCCGCTGGCCACGCCGAACGTGCCGGCCTGCAGCGTCGCGTAATCCCACAGCCGCACCTGGGCCGTCGATCCGTCCGCCCGCACGGCGTCGAGCGTCGCCCAGTCGATCCAGTTGAACTTGGGCGAGTCGGGCGGCTGCAGCCCGTCGTACGCGACGTCGAACGTCAACACCATCCCGCCGAAGTCGAAGTCCGGCAGGTACCGCAGGCGAGGGTGCTCGAAGAAGTTGTCCGCGTCCCACAGCATCAGGACGCAGAAGTCCGCCTGGTCGCGGAACACCCCGTACACCTTGAACCCGCTGGCGCTCGCCTCGCACAGCGCCGCCGCCGCGCCGCGGCGGTCGAATCCCCGCAACTGCAGCGTCCGGTCCGGCTGCAGCTTGTAGATCGTCTCCGCCGCCACTTACTCCAGCCGCTCCCAGAGGTCTTCCAGCTTCTTCCACAGGCGGAGGTCGAGCAGGCCGGCCCGCAGCGCGCCCACGTATTCGTTGTACGCGCGCGCAAACCGGTTCAGCGCCTGCTCGTCGGCCGCGGGCGGACGCCTGGTCTTCCCCGCCACCGCGGCTCCCGGAAGAAAGAACAGCGCCCGCCTGGTCAGCTTCTTCACAAGTAGATACTCACGGCCAGGTCCGCGCCCGGGAACGTCGTCCCCACCGCGGTGATATCCAGGCGGATGTTCTGGTTCGCGGCGATCGCCGGCGCCGAGGCGATCTGCTCCGCGCTCGCCGTCGCGCTTGTCGCCCCCGCCGCGATCGTCAAGGTCAGCCATTCTGCCGTGCCCAGCAGCAGCTTCACCGTCAACCCGGCTCCGGTCGGCGCCTGCTTCACCTCCGCCTTCACCTTCACCGCCGGCGTGCTCCGGTTCAGCGAGATTCGCGAGGCGACGTCGCTGGCGATCGCCAGCGTGCCCTGCACCACCAGGTTCACCTGGCTCTGGAACTCCGTCTCCGGCTCCCCGAGGTCCCGCCACAGGAAGAAGTCCCGCACCGGGCTCGCCTGCTCCACCGCTTCGTTGCCCCCGCCGTCCACCGGAACCAGCACGCACAGCAGCGCCTTCTGGCTGTGCCCCGCCAGCTCCACGTTGTACTCCGGCGTGAATGCCGGCGACCACGCCGTCACGTTCACCGGAGACGTGTCCACCACCTTCAGCCACTCCGGCTCCTCGGTGATGAAGCGGCTCGTGGCGTCCGGCGCATCCGCCCACCCGCCTTCCACCGTGATCGACGTCGCCGTGTTGCTCTTGATCTTGTATACGTGCCCGCGGCCCTTGCCCGCGATCACCCGCAGCAGCTTTCCCTTGGCTTCGTCCGCGTCCAGGCCTCCGGTCAGCCGCCGCGCCGTACCCCCGCCCGCGTACGCGCCGTTCCCGGCCGACCCGTTGAGCGTGAACGTGTTCGCGTCCACCACCGTGATCGTCCACAGCCCGTTGGCCGCGGTGTTCCCGGTCACGTAGTCGATCCGGACCTTGTTCCCGGTCGCATAGCCGTGCCCCGGCGCCGTCACCGCGATGGGGCTCGCATTCGTCGCGCCCGTCACGTACACCGGCGCCTGTACGTTCAGGGAATTGTCGAAGTTCGGCTCCGTAATCGTGTCCGCCGTCACCGCCGACGGCTTCGTGCGCATCACCAGCAGGTACCGCTCCCCGTTGCCGAAGCTGAACCCGCTGGTCCCCGGCGCGAAGTTCGCCACGTCGAGCGTCAGCGTGTCCCCGGTGTTCGACACCACCCGGAAGCTCCACCCCGGGCACAGGTCCCCGTTCAGGTCCGCCCCCAGCAGGCTGCAGTCGTAGCCCGCCCACTGGTTCGTGGTCCAGTACGCGTTGGCGCAGGTGATCTTGTCGGCCGCGGGCGTCGCCGTCACCTCCGCGGCGAACACGCCCGCGTTCCGCACCTGCTTCAGCTTGATGCGCAGGAAGTCGAACTCCGGATCCGGCAGCGGCTTCGACGCCAGGTTCAGGTCCAGCGGCCCGGCAAACGTAACGCTCGCCGGCTTCCCGCTGAACGTCCCCACGTACGCGGGCTTGTACGGACTCTCGCCCACGAACACCGCGTGCTCAGCCGTCGCCGCATCCCAGTCGAGATCCGGCGCCGTGATCGTGTTCGTACTCGTGCCGCTCGGCACCGCGATCCGGCAGGGCAGGGAAGGCGCGGACACGTGCCCGCCCGCGTCGATCGCCATCAGCCACACGTACCAGTCCCTGCCGCCGGCCAACTGGCCGCCCGTCGCCGCCGTCGAGCCCTCGTGCGGCACGAACGGCGGACGGATCGAGGACGGGAACGTGTTCACCGGCGGCACCGCCCGCACCCGGAACCCCCACCGCCCCTCGTCGTCTTTGCTCGTCAGGACCGAAAAGAAGCGCTCCCGCCCGTACAGCGGATCCGGATTCACATACCCGCCCGTCCCCGTCTGCCCGCCCAGCGGATACGGCGGACGCGCCAGCCGGTTCCGCCGCGTCGAAGAATAGCGGGGCGCGTCCTCCTGCCCGTAGCTGTCCAGGTACCACTCGTCCGAGTGGAATTCCACGGTCACCCGGCACGTCTCGAAGTTCGTCGCCGGCGCCAGCCGCATCACCCGGACCAGTTGGTTCGCAATCCCCCAGTCCGGCTCGTCCAGCAGGCACAGGCACCCCATCCACAGGTGCACCGCCTTGAACGTCGTTTCGAACTCCCAGGCGTAGCTCCCGCCGGCGTCGCCCTCCGGCGGATTCCGCCAGTTCCCCCGCCTCCGGACCGCGAGCGCCGTGGCCGTCACCCGCTTCGCCTGGTCGAAGTTGTTCACGCCCTTCATCGCCAGTTGCCACGGGACTTCCTGGTTCCCGTCACGCACCAGCGCCTCCCGGTCCACCACCGTGATCGCGTCCGGAGCGAAGTTGTTGTGCAGGTCCTGGAACCGGAACGTCACCCGGTTCGGCAGCTCGCCGCCCGCCGCCGCGGGCCCGATCATCCGCAACGTCGAGCGGCTGTTCCGGCGCATGATGTTCGAGCGGTCGAACTTGTACGCCACGTACCCGTTCGCCGCCCCGCCCGCGGCCGACTTCGAGGCCACCGCGGCCGCGTGGTTCGATCCCTCGATCGGCGCTGGCTGCTGCTCCGCCAGCGTGGACATCGGGATCAGCATCAGCTTCCCGCCGTTGGCCGAGTTCGGCACCAGCAGCAGCCGCCCCGCGTTCCGCAGCCCGCGCACCACCTGCGCCCCGTTCTCGAACCCGCCGCCTCCGAGGATGTCCGGAATCGCGTAGGACGCCAGGAACCGCGGATGCTGCCGGCTGTTCCCCGTCTGATCCTTGAACGCGATCGCGCCGTCGAAGAACGTCGCCGCCTGGAACCAGGTCGCCAGGTCGAAGTGCTCGTACTTCAGCCCCAGCCAGATCAGGGTGTCCATCAGCACCCAGGCCAGGTTCATGTTTCCGCCGCCGCCCGTGAACGGGAACGTCTGCGGCGCGCCCACCTTCTGCCACGCCGGCGCTACCGGATCCGTGTACCGCCGGATCCGCGGTCCCTTCACCAGCGCCTGCACCCGCGGCGCGCTCGAGCTCTCGAACAGCTTGCGCGGTCCCACCACCGCGATCGTGCACATCGAGCCGTACGGATCCCCCTTTCCGTCCCAGCCCGGCAGCGCGTTCGGACTGCCCTGCCGCCTCCCCCGGTTGACCAGGTACCAGGCGAAGTTCGGATCCTCCACCTTCTTCGCCTGGTGCAGCATATCGGTTGCCGCGGGGATCTCGACGTCGTTCACCACCACCTTGTCGATGTCATCGACTTCGCCGTAGCACAGGATCGCTTCGAACCGGCTCGTGTTGCCGTCGCCTTGCACGTTGGTGATCACCGGCGCCAGCCAGCTCGTCCCGTACACCAGCGGTACCGGCTGCCCGAACTTGGCCTCGTTCGTCGTGTTCGTGCCGTCGATGTACTTGCCGCCGTACGGCCGCGACCGCCAGTTCCCCGGCGGATCCCATTGCACCCCGCCGAACCGCCCCGTCAGGCGCGCGGCCGAGTCCTGCTTGTACATCCCCCGCGCCTCGCAGTCGGCCTTCGTGTAGTTGCACTTCGTGTACGGAGTGCTCCCGCTCTCGAAGTTTCCCACCGGCGCCGTCGGGTGGTCCGGCGAGTAGCCGCATTCGTAGAACCAGGAATCCTCGTTGTCGGCCCCCTCCAGCCGCTCGGCCGCCGTCGATGGGAACACCCACGGGCACCGCCGCTGGATCCGGATCACCGGCAGTTGCCCCTTCTGGAAGTCCAGCAGCGACGTCGCCGTCATGCTGAGCGTCGTCTCGTCCCGGCTCGGCGCGGAGCGGATCCGCCCGAGGAATCTCGTGATCTCGTTGCTCGAAAAGTCGTTCGCCCCCACGTTCCACTGCACGAACGTGAGCTCCACCTCGGCGCCCGCGAAGCCCTTCGGGATCTCGTAGTTCGTCCACAGGAACTTGTCCGCGTCGTTCAGCGCCAGCGTCACCGACGGCGTCACGTCGATCCCGCCCTCGCTCAGCGCCTGCAGCGCCGCCACGTCCTGGTTCAGGATCCGCGGCAGGTAGTCGTGTCCCCCATACGGGAAACTGCCGTCCGCCGTGCGCAGCCCGTGCGTCGCCAGCCGCAGCACCGCGCCGTCGGCGAACGTGACCTTCGCCAGCAGCAGCGGCTGGAACGTCTGCGCCAGCTCCTTCGCGTCTTTGATCAGACCTACCGGCATGTTCGGGCCATCAGATTCTTGGAGAGGATCGCGCTAGAATCGGCACTGATTAGGCATGAAGCTCGCCATCGCCTTGCTGTTGCTCTTGCTGTTCCTGCCGGCGGACCTCGCCGCCCGCAAGTCGCACCGCCCTCGCGCGCCCCGCGCGCCGAAGTCTTCGCTGTCCCAACCGCGGGTGTCCCAGCCGCGCGTCGCCAAGCCTCGCAAGGCCAAGCCCCGCGCCGTCCGGCCGCCCCGCAGTTCCAACCAGCGCCGCGCCTTCCAACGCGGCAACCCCTGCCCCTCCACCGGCCGGACCTCCGGCCGCTGCCCCGGCTACGTCGTCGACCACGTCGTGCCGCTCAAACGCGGCGGCGCCGACCACCCTTCCAACATGCAGTGGCAGACCAAGGACCAGGCCAAGCGCAAAGATCGTATCGAATAGACCGCGTTCTGCCGATCCGATCCACGTATGTGCGACTCGGAGAAGCAGCGCGCGCCGGAGCCCCAGCTCACGCTCGAGGAAGTCAACGAACTGTGGCGCGCGAATCGTGCCTTGCTCCGCTCGGTCGAAATGGCATGGAAACCCCCGTGGAAGGACGGTCGGCCCTTCGGGTTCATCACGGATTCCTTTCTCCTCCGCGCCGGATGGAGCCTGGTCTTCGTCCAGGCCTTCGAGTTGCTTTGGAAAGCCGAAGGGAAGCGACCTGCTAAGGTCTTGCGGGACGCCCGCAACCGGATCGCGCACGCGGCGGATGCTCAGGGGTTAATTGGACGCAGCGAGTGCCACGAACTCACCGCCCGCATCGAAGCCCGTCTCCGCGCGATCGGCAAACTCGACCTCCCCGAAAGTTCGCGCTAGAGTGATCCTCATGAAGCGGGACATGGACCTGGTCCGCCAACTGCTGCTCCAGATCGAGGAAGACGACCAACCCGATCTGGCCCCAAGCGGGTCGCCGGAACGAGATCGACAGGACGACCACCTGGATCTGCTGATCGACAGCGGCCTAGTCAAGGAACCGACGCGGTCGGCGTGGTTTCCCTCGAATCGATTAAGACCCTGGCTCCAATGGCCGTGCGGTACTTCATCGATACCTACATGAAGAACCCGCCCGCCTAACCCCACTCCTCGATCGGGAACGCCGCCGTCCGCTGATTCGGCCCCAGCACCCGCACCGCCAGCGTGTCCGTCCCGAAAAAGCACTTCGGCCGGTACCCGTACATCGCCGGCGATCGCACATACGGACCCGGGCCTGGCGTCGCCGTCATCTGCGGCGAGCAAATCTGCAGCCCGCCGCCCGGACATTGCATCGCCCACGTCACCGTGCCCGTCCCCGTAATCTTCCGCGTGTACCAGATCCGCGTCCATTCCTGCGGAATCGGCGCCGTCCGGTAGTGGTAGCTCCCGTCGTCCGTGATTCCGATGTCGCACGCCTGGCCCGCCCCCGCCGCCTTCAGCCACGCCGACGCGCACAGCACGTAACCGTTCAGCCCCGCCGGCTCCAGGTCCGTCTTCAGGATCCCCAGGCCCGCGAACGTCAGCGCCGTCGCCCGCGTCCCCCCGAACGGATCCGCCACCGCCGCGCCGGCCGTCACCGCCTGCTTCACCCAGCTCGCATGCCCGAAGTCCTCCGAATACCGCACCAGGTTCCCCGCCGGATCCAGCCAGCCGAACTGGCCGTACCGCCCCTTCATCTGGTCGAAGAACGCCTCCAGCACCCCGGCTTCCGCGTCCGTCAGTTGCCCGTATGCGAGCGCATACCGCCGCAGCGGCTCGGTGCGTTGCGCGCTCGCGTACCGCCGGCCGCTCGGCTGCGTCTCCGCGGCCGTCAGGAACGCCTGCGTCCAGCCATACGGCCGCTGCACCAGCAGCCCATTCGAATTCAGGGGAGGGAACAGCGCCACCTCAGGCCTTCCGCACCTGGATCACCCGCAGCGCCAGGCTTTGCCGGTTCGGCTTGCCTTCCGTCGCGGGCAGCTCGTCTTGATCGAAGGCGAGGTTCGGGTGCGTCACGCCCTCGATCGTCAGGTCCCACGTGTCGAACTTCCCCTTCATGGACCGGAAGAACTCCACGACGTTCGCGAGGTCGTACCCGTCCAGGTTCTGGCACGTTAGTTGGAACGCTTGCAGGCCGTCCTGCCCCGCCCAGCGCTGCGTGCTGCCGTCGCAGAACTCCACCACCTCGGTCCGGTAGCGCCGCTCCCGCACCATCGGCGTCATCGTCACCTGGCCGCTCTGCAGCGCCGGAAAGCTGGCCACCTATGCCACCGCCAGTCCCCGGAACGTGTCCGCCAGGTCGTGTCCGCGCCGCACCGCCAGCCTGGTGGCGTCGGCGATATCGTCCGCCCGCTCGAGCACCGACTTCGCGTCCAGCGCCTGCACCTGGATCGTGTACTTCTCCACCACCCGGACCATGCCCCGCCGGTCGTAGTCGAGCTCTTGCCCGTAGCGGTCGATGAAGCGCTCCACCCCGCGCGGCTCGGCGTACCGCCGCCCCTCCAGCAACCGCGACACCCGCGCGTCTTCCGTCTCCGGGGAATGTCCCCCGAACAGCGACCGAAGCACTCCGGCAAACACCGCCGCCGCCGCCACGAACGGCTGCTGCGGGCCGGGAATCGTCGACGCCACCCCCAACGCCGACATCGCGGCCGTCGCCGCGCCCTGCGCCCCGCCTTCCCGGATCCCGGCCGCCACTCCGGCCCCGCCGGCCGCCAGCGCCGCCGCGCTCCCCACCAGGTTGCCCACCCGCCCCGCGGCCGTGGTCAGCCCCAGCGACGACGCCGTCATCGCTCGCCCGGGCCCCACCTGTACCGAGTAGTCCCCGCTTCGGAACCCCGCGAACAGCCCCCCGTTGAGCACCGACGCCGCTCCGGCGAAAAACGCATCCGCCTTCCCTTGCAGCTTTCCCGTCGGCACCCCGAGGTCGTTCAGGATCCGCGCCGCGCCCTCCACCGTCCCGCGCACCGGCAACGCCCCGTCCAGCGCGCCCAGCGCCCCCAGCGGCGCCGCAGCCCCGTCGCCTCCGGCGACCCCCAGTGTTGCCCCGCGCAGCGTCCGGTCCAGCCGCAGTACGGACCCGTCGAGCCGCACCACGGACCCGCCCAGCCGCTCGAGCGAAGCCGTGTTGCGCTCCACCGGCCTCGCGTTCTGCGGATCCGCGATCGTACCCGCCAGGTAGCGGCCCAGCCCCGAGGCCTCGCCCACCTTTCCCAGCAATTGCCCCCCGCGCTGGAAGATATCCGCCGACGCGTTGACGAACACTCCCCGTTCCAATAGCCGCAGTTGGTTGCGGCCGAACTCCGCCAGGCCCCCGCGCCCCGCCGCCGTCGCCGCGTCGAACACCCGGCCCGCCGCGTCCTGGTACTTCTCCAGGCCCCGGCGCCGGAATTCGAGGTAGCTGATTTCCCGGTCCGTCCGCGCCTCGTCCTCCGCCCGCTCCCGCGCATACCGCGCCTCGGCGATCGCCTTCAGCTTCTCCTCGGCGTCCGCCGTCCGGTCCGCCCGCCGCAGTTCGATCGCCTCCAGCTCCCGCGCCAGCCGCAGCCGTGTCTCGTACGCCTCCTCGATCGCCCGCAGCTCCCCGCCCGGCGCCGCCGACAACTCCGCGATCCGCACCGCCCGCCGCGCCGCCCGCTGCACCCGGTCCGTCTCCACCCGGTCGAGCATTTCCAGCGCCGCTGTCAGCCGCCGCGTGTCCCGTTCCCCTTCCGCGATTTCCTCCTTCAGACCCTTCAGGAACGCCCGCTCGTTCACCCCCACCCGCTTCGCGTTGAACTCGGCGATCCCCTCCACCTCCCGGCCTCGGCTCTTTTCCCCCTCCTTGGTGGCCCGCTCGATCGCGGATCGCTGCTCCACCACGATCAGGCGTTCGTAGCTCGCCGTCACCCGCTCCACTAGCGCGGCCGTCAGCCCCAGCTTCTCGATCGCCGCGGCGCGCTGCACGTTCAAAAGCTGTGCGCCCCGCAGCCCCGCTTCCGCGGACCGCTGCTCCAGCGCCTTTACACCCTCTTCGGCCCGCTCCAGCTCGCGCAGCAGGAAATCCGCCGCTTTCTTGGCCTCCTTGCGGTCCAGATCGTTGGCTTCCTCGCGGAGGTCTAGTGCCGTTTCGCGAACCACCCGCTGCTTCAGAATCAAGGCGTCCAGTTGTGCGTTCAACCCACGCAGGCTCTCCTGGGCCGCCCGCGCGTCCGCCGTCATCCGCGGTCCCCACAGGTCGTTCAGCGTGCCCCGCCGGATCCGCTCCTCGGCCTGGCCGATCCGGCCGCGGATCCGGCCGATCTCAGCCGGAATAAACTGCTCCGCCTCCGCGTCCGCCTGCCCCGCCTCGAACCGCAACCGCCCCGCCCGGCCCTCGCGACGCTCCACCCGGTTCAAGAGCAGCTTGCCCTGCTCCCCCTCGAGTTGCGCATACTCCCGCCGGAGGTCCTGGATCACCTTCAGCGCCTCGCGCTGCGCGCGGATCACCGGATCCCACTCGTTGCGGACTTGGCCCAGGACTTCGATGATCGAAGACGCCACGCCCACCCAGCGCAGAACGATATCCGTTTGCAGCGCCATCCGGAACGCGCCGTCCAGCTTCCCCACCTCCGCTGTCGTGTTGGCCACCTGCCCGCTCAGCTTCGGACCCAGGCTCTCGGCCACCTGGCTCGCGGCCCCCGCGGCCGTCGAACGCAGCGCCGCGAACTGCCCGCGCAGCTCCTCGATCGTCCGGTTCGTCGTCCGCCCCGCGCCGTCGAAGGACTTCAGCGCGCTCGCGCCCTCCACCACCGCGCCGTTCGCCCCGCGCGTCGCCCGCTCCATGGACGCGAGCTGCGCTTCCCCATCCACCTTGACCTTCCACAGCAGCTCTACCGCTTCCGTCTTGGTCATGTCTCGCTCGCTTCCGCTTCTACCTCGGCGTTATGCACCTTGATGCGCTCTTCTTCGATCGCCGCCACCGCGTCCGCCAGCCGCGCTGGCCACCGCGACAGGTCCGGGCCCAGCAGCGCCGGCCCAGCCGCTTCCCGCGCCCGCCGCGCCCGCCCCAGGATCTGCACCAGCTCCCGCGTCGCCGGCCGCACCAGGCTCACCGGACATTCGCTCGTCGACACGCCCTCCACCCCGTACACCGTCCCGCCCGCGGTTCGGTATTCCGGCTCCCACCACCGCGGCCGGTCCGGCTTCACGTCGCCGGGGAAGTATCGCTGGCAGTTCCTTCGCTCGTGGAGCCGCTCTCGCTTGCAGGTCCCGCACCCGTATTGCTCGTTCGCCCATCCCCCGGTGCGGGCGAAGTGGTAGGCGACCCGGATTCCCCCTGCTCTTCCGCAGTCAAACCCGCCTCCTTCCGAACCGCCTCGGCAACCTCCTGGTATAGGTCCGGCGGCCCGCTCTCGATCAGGCTCTCCACCGTCGCCGGCTCGCCGTCGATCTCCAGCCCCTCGATCGACGCCAGGCCCCAGCGCACCCACGTCGGCGTCATCTCGTTGTCCGCCAGGTCCGCCATCTCCCGCGTCAGCTTCGCGATCTGCCGCGCCGCCTCCGGATCCCGCACCTCCTCCACCGTCGCCGCGCCGACCTCCGCCGCCAGGCGCTTCTGCTCGTCCATCAGTTCGTGGATCCGCGCCTGCGCCGCGGCCAGTTGCATCCGCAGCCGGATCCGACGCCCTTCCGTCATCTTCCGCAACACGAAGCGTACGCCCGCGAACTCCGGCGCGCGCGCCTCGATCGTCACCTTGCTCTCGAATACCCGCATCCGCCCTCCCTCCCTAGATCACCGTCACCCGCAGCTCGTCCAGGGCGCCCGGCGCGCTGCCCGTCGCCACGCAGTTCCGGTAATTGCGCACGAACCGCCGCTGCCCGTCGTCCAGGCCCGGCTCGTCGATCTGCACGCCTCGCAAATCGAAGCAGAACGTCCCGCCCACCTTCGTGCCCATCGCGATGAACAGATCCAGCGGCGCCTTGTCGATCGACGCCGCGTACAGCGCCTTCGTGCCCGCGTCGTCCTGGTCGAACAGCGACGGCGAGCACGACACCACCCGCTCATCGCCCTCCATCGTCGACGGATAGTAGGTGCCGAACTCCTCCGTCACCGGCTCGTTCCCGGTCCGCACGTTGATCGGACAGCTCCGGATGTTCGCCAGCACCGCGCCGCCGCTCAGGAACATCCCCGTGAAGCCCGCCGTCAGCCCGCCGTCCGACGGCAACGTCCCCGCGGGTTCTCCCGGAAACGCGTTCAACCCGCCCTTCTGCTTCAAATCGGACGCCGCGAACGTGTCGGAATCCACCGGCCACACGCCGGCGCCGCTGGCCTGCCACAGCGCGACATCCTGGCCCAGGTTGAATGTCGCCTCCTGCACCACCAGCCCGAATCCGCAGCGTTGCTGCAGGCTCGCCGGCGACCGGAACAGCCACGCGCAGAACCCCAGGATGTTGTCGGTCAGCGTATACTGCACCGCGGCCCGGCTGCCCGTCCCGCCCGAGGTGTAGGCGCCACTCCCCGTCGAACCCGTCAGCTCGTAAGTGTTGGTCGTGACCGCCCCGATCTTCCACACCCCGTTCGCCGCGACGTTGCCCAGCACGCCGCTAACCCGCACGATGTCGCCGTTCGTGAACCCGTGCGCCGCCTGCGTCACCACGATCGGCGACGCATTGGTGGCGCCCGTCACCGCCCCGCTGCCCGCCAGCACCGTCGCGTTCGCGCCCATCAGCGCCGTCAGGATCGCGTCGCACGGCGGCGGCGTGTTCGCCACCCCGCTGCCGGCCAGGCTCATGTCGCTCGCCCAGGCCCGCACGCGGCTCCGCCCCCGCTCGCCGCGCGTCCGGCTCCGCGTGCCGGTCTTGTCCGTCCGCGCCAGCATGCCCACCAGCGGATCCAGGTTGAAATTCCGGTGCCGGCAGTAGTTGGCGACCGCCACCGTCGCCACGCCCGCCGCGTTCGGGATCGTCCCGTAATCGGTTCCCTGCTTCTGCAGGTACAGCCGTTCGTTTCTCGAAAGCGATACGTTCGCCATGTTGTCCCTTTCCTAGTTCGTGTGCACGCCGAACGTCATCCCCGCGCTCAGCGTCTGCCGCCAATGCTCCGCCGCCAGTTGCAGTGGCCGGCGCGTAAACGTCAAATCGCCGCCGTACACCAGCGGCTCCGCGTACGCCTCCGGCCAGTTCCGCGCCTCGAAAACCAGCGCCAGCGTCGCCTCGGCCGCGTCCAGCGCCGTCTCGAAGTCCCGCGGCGCGTTGCCCTGCCGCCACGACCAGTGGAGCTCCAGCCGCACCGCGACCTCGCCGCTCCACACGAGGCCCGACTGCTCGTTGGTTTGCCGGCTGCCCGCCACGTACAGCGCAGCCAGCGGGTATTTGAACGCCGACGTGACTTCCATCTCCGCCGGTGTTATGAACCCTTCGATGAAGTTCTTCGACCCCGCCCCGAAATCGAGCGCCACCGGCGGCACGCCGTACGCCGTCGCGATGCTCCCGTGCGTTGCGTTCCAGCCCGCCGTCGCGTGCGCCAATCGCACCCGCACCGCGTCCCGCGCCCGCTTAGACAGTTCGAGTGCCACCCAGTCTCCTTTCCACCCGCCGCAGCAGCGTCGCCGCGAACCGCTGCACGTCCGCCCGGCTCGCGTCCAGCCACCGCCGCCGCGGCAGCCGCCCGGGGATCCCCTCGTTGTGTCCCGCGGCCCGGTCCGCCTCCCGCCCGTACACGCCCAGCACTCCTTCGAGCGCCCCCTTCAACCGCATCACCGCCGCCTGCAGCATGTGCGGCGCGCCGCCGAGCCCGAACAGATCCACCGTCCCCCGCCCGAACGCGCGCTTCGCCGCCCCGTAGCTCTCGAACCGGACCCCGCCGCCCGCCGTCGTCTCCCCGCCCGTCTTGCCCGCCAGGCGCTTCGCCGCCCGCGCCTTCTGGGCCGCGCTCAACTTCCCGCGTCCGGGCCCGCCCGGGTACAGGTAGTAGGGTCCGTTCTCCGCATACGGTTCGAACGGCTTCTCCTCGAAATCCACGCCCCGCGCCGTCCGCTCGAGCACCGCGGTCTTGTGCTCCTCCACCGCGAACATCACGTCCTCCGCGGTGGGCGTCGACGCCGCCTTCAGCTCGGCCACGTGGCGCACGGCGTCCCGCCCGCTCGAAGTGCGTAAACTTGCTTGGCTTGCCATACTGGAATCGGGCGTCCGAAGTAGAGAATCTCCCCTCTACGCACCCTCCAGGGTTTAAGGAATGCGGGGACTGGGAGTCCCGCCGGACGCTTCACCTCGCCCAGACCCTCCGCCCTGCCTCCCGCTCGTGCTCCTTGCCAATCCGCGCGCTCAAGATCGAGCTCCGGTACGCGGCGTCCTCGCCCCGCTGCCGCCACCGAACCACCACGCGCATCCACCGCTGGTTGGACATCCGTTTGAAGAAGATCCCCACTTGCGGGTCTTTCTTGTTCCGGTACACCTCGTCCGGCCGCCGCGCCGCCTCCAGCACAAAGCTCCCCAGCGTCCGCAGCTCTCGGTGCCGGTCGGACATGATGTGCCGCGAGCGCTCTTCGGTCAGCGCCAGGGCCCGTGCCTGCGGCTCTACCCCGAACGCCTCGAACACCTCCCGCGGCACCTCGATCTCGCCCACCACCGCGTACCCGTCCGGGAACTCGCTCGGCCAGGCCTGCGGCCCCTCCGCCTCCCGCGTGTCCAACACCCATGTGTGCCGGCACCGGTAGCCGCCCCCCGTCAGAAACACGTTCGGCAACTGCCCGTTGTCCAGCCCGTCGATCTCCTCGCGCGTCAGTCCCCGCCGGTCCGTCCGCGCCAGCAGATCGTCGCAGAACCGCCTCGTCAGGACGTCATCCGGACCGTAATACCGGTACCGGACCGCAGCGCCGTTGCCGGCTTCCACTTTCTGAAAACCGCGGTCCGCAATCGATCGGTAGAACACCGTGATCGCCGTGTCCGCCAGCCCGGCCGCCTGCGGCGCCGTCTTGCCGTACTCCACCGCCAGCAGCTCCGCCAACTCCGCTACCGGCGTCCCGCCCACCGCAAAGGACGCCCGTCGCTTCGCCGCCTCCGCCACGCTCCGCACCACGCCCGCGATGCTCTCTGCCAGGTTCACCTGCTGCGCCGCGAACGCGGCCCGGTCCGCCTGGTCGAAACCCACCGCCGGCAGACCCAGGGCCGCGATCGTCTCGCCGAAGAACGGAAACAAGCGGCCGAAGCTCCCGACGAACGCCTCCACCAGTTCCGGATAGCCCGCCCGCTCCATCTCGGACTGGAAGATCCGGCCGGCCAGCCGCAGCGTCCCCAGGTCGGCGGCCGTCCCCGCGATCCGCCCCTCCGCGCCCGCCTCCAGCTTCCGCTGCATCCGCGCCAGCGCCCGCGCCGATGCCCGGTGCACCAGCGCCTGCAGCTCCTCCTCGAAGTCCAGAAGCGCGGAGTCGATCGTCCGGTTCGCCCGGCGCGCGATGTCGGTCAGCTTTTCGGTGGCCATGCACTTCTTTCATTGCCACTTGCCGCCTTCTTGCCGGTCAGGACCTGGCGCGCCGGTGGCTCCGGGCCCGCTCCAGCCCGACCAACGCCCGCGCGCAGCGATCGATCGCCACCTCCTGCGCCGTCGCCTGCGGCGTGTGGTTCTCGGCCGTGAACGCCGCGAAGTGCAGGTGCAGCAGCTCGTGCACCAGCGTTACCTCCACGTCCTGCGCCGGGATCCGCCCCGGGTCGCAGCGCTCCGGCCGCAGAATCCGAATCGTTGCGATCGCCTTCTCGTCCAACCACCAGCAACGCCCCAGCGCATGCCCCGGCAGCTCGTCCACCAGCCGCACCGTTACGTCCCAGTCCTCGAGCCGCAACAACGCCTGCCAGTACCGGCACCGCCGCTCCAGGTGTTTTTCCGTCCCCGCCTTCACGCCCGCACCTCGGGCAGCGCCGGCAGCGGCGTCGCCGTCGGCGGCGTATACTCGGTGCCCGCCGGCGCTGCCGCCGGGGGTTCCTCGTCTTCCACCATCCGCGCGATCGCGCGCAGGTCGGCCGCCACCTGGCCCCGCAGCTCCGGGCCCAGCTCGCCGACGTAGCCCACCAGGAAGGCCAGCCCCCTCAGGAGTTCCGCCGCGTCGCCGCGGCTCCAGATTCGCTCCACCACCGTGCTTATCCCCTTTGCAAAATCGGCCGAAAAGCATACCGGGCGTCCGGCTTCTGGCCCGGATCGAGCGGCGTGCCGCTCAACCCCGGCGCGCCCGCCAGCGTGTACGTCTTCGTGCCCGCCGGTATCGGCTGGCCGTTCTGCAGCCACAGCCCCTCGTCCGGACGTCCCACGTAGAGGTTCCAGCCCGTCGGATTCAGCAGCGCCAGCGGGCCGTCCGCCATCGACCACCGGTACTGGTTCGCCGCCGTCGGCGCCACCAGGCTCGTGATGTCCACCCGCAGCAGTTGGTTCACCGGCACCGTGAACGCCAGCGTCTGGCTCGGGCCGCTCTCCGCGTTCCCCTTCGCCGCCGCGCTCTGGTACCGGCTGCCGTCCACCCAGGTGATCGCCACCTCGTAAGTCGTCGCCGCCTGCGCGCCGCCTGCCACGCCCGTCAGATTCGCCGCCGTCCACGTTCCGCTGTTGTGCTCGTGCAGCGCCCCCGGGCAGGGCAGCGGCTCCTGCACCACCGGCAACCCGAACGCCGCCAGAGTCTTCCAGTGGCGCTCGGCGTCCGTCTCGAACCGCTCCCGCTTGGCCTCATACCGGTCGCTCACCGTGCGGTTCGTCGCCGCGCGGTAGAACAACTGCAGCGCCACGTACAGCATCCACCGCTGCAGCGCGCTCAGCTTCCGCGGGTACGGATCGCTGGCCACGATCTGCGTCAGGTGCACCCGGCTCCGCGCCGTGCCCAACCCGAACGGAGTCGTCGCTTCGTCCAGCCCGCCGCCGAACTGCTCCATCTTCGCCAGCAGCGTGTTCGCGCACTCCTCCCATGCCGCCCGCAGGATCGAATTCTCGCCCTCGGTCGCGATGCCCTCGGTCGCCGCGACTTCCGGCACTTCAGGATCCACGGCCGTCAGCGCTTCCGCCGTCAGCAGATCGTCGTCGGTGAATAGCATGGTTGGCTCGAGGTGCGGGGTGCGGCCGGCGCAGGAGAAGACGCCGGCCTCACCCCGGGGGAGTGTGAAGCCAGTGAGGAAGAACTCGCTGGCTCCACCCTGCGCGCGGGAGGACGCGCGCAAGCTCTTAGGACTTCTTTCCCGCCTTCGGCTCCGGCGGCGCCGCCGGCACGAATTGCGGCTGCAGGCCCGGCGCCAGGAGGACGCGGTTCTGCATGTTCCGCCTCTCCGTCTCCGCGATCAGTTGCCGCTGCTCTTGCTCTTGCGCCTGGTACCGTTCCACTTCTTCCGCGGTGGCCAGCGTGTGCGTCTGGTCCACGATCAGCCGGGCGGCGATTTCCCGCGTCACCTGTGACGTCACGCCGCCCCGCATCCGCCGCACCGGCAGGTTGCGCGACGTCACGTACGGAAATTCCTCGGTGATCTGTTCCAGCGCCTCCTGGACCGCGGCGTGGTAGCTCTGGGGGTCAACCCTCGGTTCGTTCATCCTTGTCCCTTTCCGGACGGCCGCCGGCTCACCCGGCGGCCTTCCCGGCTCCTTCCCTTAGCTCCGGATCTAGCTCCGGACCTGCACCGCGTGGTTGTTCCGCAGCGCGCCCACCCCGTACAGCACGTCCACCGTGAACTGCTGCGCCAGCGTGTTCGGCTGGTAGCTCATCACCACCCGCATTCCGAAGTTCCCCATCTCCGCGTACTCCGCGATCGCGCCTGTCCCCGGCAGCGGCTGCGGCAGCCGCCGCATCACCAGCCCCAGCGCCGTCTTCGTGAACGCCAGGTTGTGCACCGTCACCGGCGCCGTCCCCGTCTTCGGCACCACTTGCGACCGGAACACGAAGAAGTCCTTGATCTTCGCCACCGAGCCCGAAATCACCGGGTTCTGCATCCCCGCCAGGCCCGTCGTCTGGAACTCGCTGAACCGCGCCAACTGCCGCATCACCGAATACGCCCCCGAGTCCACCACCAGGTACTTCTCCGAGTTCGCCGGCACCTTCGCGTCGAACAGCGCCGTTTCCGCCGCGTCGATCACCGCCTCGGTCACCGCCGTCCCGGCCGACCCCAGCGGCGTGTTGGCCGTGAAGCTGGCGTACGTGTTCAGCAGGTCCAGCTCGATCTTCTCGGCGATCGCCACCATCGCCGGCTGCATGTACAACTGCAGCAGGTCCGGCACTGCCAGCACCTTCGTCACGTCCGGAATCTGGAACGACGCCTCGATGTGCTGGTTGAGCACGATCTGCGCGTTCCCCGCGTTCGGGCTCTGCGTCTGCACCGCGTTGCCCTCGGCGATCGTGTTCGCCACCATCACCGGAGGCAGCGGCACGTTCACCGTGTCGCCCCGCGTCGCCAGCGTCGACTCGTAGTCGCGCGTCACCAGGTTCCCCATCACCAGGTTCGCCATCAACGCCGGCAGCGAGTCCGCCGCCACCAGCTTCGCGATCGCGTTGGCCACGTTCGCGGAAGTAATTGCCGCCATCTTTGTGTCCTCTCTCTCTTCTGTCTTCCCGGCCTCGGCCTACCGCCGTCGCCTACTTCTGGGGGAGGTGCGCCGCGATCGCCTGGCGCGCGGCCTCCCGAACCTCTTTGCTCATCCCAGGCTTGATGTCTTCCAGTTCGAACGCCGTCGGCCGGCGCGAGCCGCCGTTCTGCGCCCCGGCGCCGCCCACGTCCCGGGGCCTCAGCAGGTACTCGTGCTCCTTCTCCATCTGCCCCTTGATGTAATCCCCGAAGGGCGTCTCGGCGTCCGGGCCGTAGAGCTTCCCGTCTTTGCCTCGCACCACCTCGTCCCGGAAGATCCGGAAAGCGGTGTCGCGCGCCTTCTCCGTCCCGAACTCGTACCCGCCCAGCGCGCTCCGGATCAGCGAATGCCGCTCGCTTTCCTCCGCCGCCTTCGACGCCTTCTCGCGCTCCAGCCGCTCGTTCGCCAGTTCGTCGCGTGTCTTCTTCAGGTCGCGTTCCAATTGCGCAAACCGGGGATCGTCGCCTTCCTTGCCCTTGTTCTTGGGGTCTCCGCCTTCGCCGCTACCGGATCCGTCGCCTCCCGCCGGCGGCTCCGCCTTCGGCAGAGCGGCCTTTACCGCCTCGCTCACCGCCGTCGCCAGCGACGCAGCCAGGCCCTTGCTGATCTCCGCCGCGATCGCCTTCGCGTCGATCGTGCCGCCCCCGCCGCCGCCCGCGCCGGGCTCCCCCTCCATCAGCGGACCCCGTAACCAGAACTTGTACATATGCCCCTTTCCCTACCGCCGGTCCAGCGCCGCGGCGAAGTCCTTTCTCATCTGCTCCCGCGTCTGCGCGGCCTGCTCTGCCGCGCTCGGCGCGGCTTCGATTTCAGCATCGATCTGTTTCAAAGTGTTCGGATCCGCGTTGTTCACATACTGCCGGTAGGCCGTCTTCATCACCACCCGCCGGTAGGTGTCGCTCGGGATCTGCAAGTCCAGCGCCGCCTTCGCCACCTCGATCTCCGCCAGCACTTCGCGCTCGGGGAAGCTCAGACCGGAAACATCCACCGCCAGCTCCTCGCCGCGCACGCTCACCACGTCCTCCAGCACCGCCTTCAGAGCGTCCCGGAAGATGCGCCCGAATCCGTTCATCACGTCGGTCGACGGCGCCATGTCCATCTCTTTCGAGATCCCGCTCTGCGCCGCCGGCGTCGCTTGCGTGCTGCGGCCTTGCGCTTGCAAGTACGCCTGCCGGTAGATCTCCTCGCGCAGGTGCTCCACCCGCCGCGCCGCATGCTCGAAGCTGCTGCCCGTCGGCTCCGACCACCCGAACGTGCTGCCTTTCTCCAGGAGGATCCAGCCCGCCTCCGAAATCTGCGGGTTCTCCGCGTAGTTCCCCGAGATCACCGGCACCGCCAGGCACCCCATGAACAGCGCCCAGCCCAGCGCGTTGTCCTGGTTCAAGTGGTCGAGGATCTGCGGCGCGATCCGGTAGCCGATCCAGAGGCCTGCCGGCACCGATATCCGCCGCACCGGCACCCGCTTGCCCGTCAGCGCGTGCTTTCCCTCATCCACCAGCCTCGGTTCCGCGGCATTGCCGTTGTCTTCCCGCCGCGCTTCGTACCGGCGATAAACATCCCGGTCGAAGTACCACCAGGTGTCGACGGTCTCCGCCTTTTTCTGAAAGCCATGGCGCAGGGCCGACGTCGCCAGCACGATCCATTCCAGGTTTCCGTACCGGTCCGTACCCCAGTTGATCGCCTGGCTCGCGCTGAACGTCACTAGGAACGGATCCAGCCCGCCCGTGTGCCGCTGCTCGAAGCGGTTGGGCGCATCTCTCGCTCCCGGCAGCAGGTCCGTCAGCACGTACACCGCCCCGTCGAGCAGGCACCGCCGGAACCACTCTCGCGCCATCGCCGTCAGCGACGTGCCGCGCCGATCGGCGTCCGCGAGGAACCGCGGGTAGAACGCATCCGTGGACTGTTCGCCCGCCGCGTCCTTCAGGAAAATCTGCGGATCGTCCCGGAACATCCGGCTCTCGTACCACCCCACCACCGTGCCCAGGATGTTCTGATACGTGAAGCGCTGCAGCCGCGTCTGGTACACCTTCTGCGCCTCGGCGGGGCGCGCCACCAGGAACTGGGCGGCTTGCTTCTTCAGCGCCTCTCCGCCCCGGTGCAGCAGTTCTATTCTTTCCCAGAACTCGGCGTGCTCGCTCCAGGACGGGTGCTTTTGGTCGACGTCTGACACCTAATCGCTCCCCGAATTGCTCCCGGCGAATCGGTCCAACTGGTCCAGCCACAGCCGCGCCATCGCCGCCGCCGCCCGGTTCCGCTGAATGCTGCGCTGCACCAGTTCCTTCACTTGCGCCGGCCGCGCCGCGCCTCGCTGAGCGTCTGCTCGTCGAGCACCTCGTTCTCCGTCAGGCCCTGCCGCCGCTCGATCCTCGCCAGCCGTTCGCTGAGCGCATCGTTCAGCCGCTCCAGCGCCGCCGGCACCTCCGCCAGCAGGTGCGTGTTCGCGTCCAACTGCTCCACCAGCTTCACGACCAGCCGGCTCTTCGATTGATAAGCGCGCCATAAAACGATCAGTGCGGCGATCAGCAGTCCCGGCAGGCTCATCTGCCCGAGCTCGTTGGGCGTCCATGGCAACGGCATCCCGCACGGAACCTAAGTGAAGTACTGCGCGATCGGGTACAGCCCGTACGGCTTCGTTTCCAGGAACGCGCGGCCGAGTTTCGCCTCCACCCGGTACACCGCGTGGAAGAACTGCCCCCGGTCGAGCTGCAGCCGCGGGCAGCAGGCCCGCCACCCCGCCCCGCCGAGATGGTGCGCCTGAAACAGCCGCCACTCCAGTTCCGTCAGCGTCCGCTTCGCGATCAGGTACAGGTCCGCGCAGAACTCCTCGCGTGGCCGCGCCCAGGTCCACCGCTTCGGCGACCGCCGGCTCTGCCACCGCGAAAAATCCATGCACGCCCGGCTCAGGAACTTCTCGCGAGCCTGGTACTCGCGGTATTGCGCCAGGCACACCCGAAACACGTGGCGCAGCACGCACAAGCACTGCGACAGCTCGCCCGTGCGGCTTCGGGCGATGCCCGACCCCAGGCACGCCACGCAGCCCGGTCTGGCGGCCGACAGAGCCAGGGACCGGTCGAAAGCCGCGTTCTGGTTCTCCCTGGCCGGGGTTGCACCGGCCAGGCTGACCCCCGGCTCAACCGCCGGTTCAAGCCCGGCCGGTCCAAAGATGTCCAGATCCCGCTTCCGCCCTTCCTTGGCGGCCTTCTGTGCCGCTGCCCGCGCCGCTTTCTCCCACGCCTCGCGCTCCCGCCGTTCCCGCCTCCGGTCCGCCTCCGCCTGCTTGGCCGCCGTCAGCCGGGCCCGCATCTCCGCGAACTTCGCCTCCCGGCGCGCCTCCGCCGTCAGCGTCATCGCCGCGCCCATCACAACAGGACCTCCGGCCGAGGCCCGCTCGCCATCCGCGCCGCGCCCCACACCAGGTAGCCCAGCGCGTCGCTGATGTGCGTGCGCCGCCGGTCCGACTTGTCCAGCTCGTCGCGCGCGTTCCCCGCCGCGTCCCGCTTCCACGCCACCTGCTCCAGGTCGGCGATCAGCTCCCGGCAGCGCGGATCGATGACCAGCGCTCGCTCGCCGCTTGCCGATCGCAGCGCCGCCGTCACCGCCGTCACGCGCTCCCGCACGCTCGGGTTCGCCGCCGGCACCCGGAACTGAATCGCCGCCCGGTGTTCGCTCCGCATCATCTCGCGCAACAGCCTCCAGTCGCTGTCGAGACTCGACGTATGCCGCGCGGCGCCGCTTGCGTCTCCATACACCTCAATCGCGGTCAGTCCCCGGGCATATAAGGGCTCCGTCCGCTTCTGCAGTTCCCGCCCCGCCTCCACCGTCCGCGAATCCGGCAGCACGATCTCGTCCAGCACCCGGATCAACCGCTTCCGTTTCCCCCGCAGCGCCTCTTCCCGCGGCGTCACATCCGCCACCTGCGCGATCACCGCGCACATCGGGTCGATGTTGAAGTCCAGGCTCCAGCACAACGGCCACCGCGGATCGAACTCGCACGCCGCCAGGTTCGCCTTCCGGTCGAACGTGTAATACGCCTGCCCCGCGAACTGCGGCAGGTACTCGCCCAGGCACTCCTGCCTCCAGAACCGTTCGTCGTACGAAGCTTTCAGCCGCTCGTAATAATCGCCGAGCGTCGTGTTCTCGCCCGGCGCGGCCAGCACCGCGTCATATCCCGGCACCCGCTCCGGCCCGATGAAGCGCGTCCACACCCAGTCGAATCCCTTGGGTGTCCAGACTGCGAACCCGCCCAGCCGCCTCGCCCGCGGATCCCGGAGCCGCGCCTCCAGGCGGCTCCAGGCCTCCTCGCGGCAGTACGTCAGCTCGTCCACCCCGAACCACGCCAGGTTCGTGCCCCGCAATCGCTCGTATTGCTCTAACGAGCGGAACAACACCTCGCTCCCGCATTCGTGCAGCCGGACCGCGTTGTCCGCCTTCAGGAACGTGTGGGGCACGCCGTTCTCGTGCAGCGTCGCCAGAAACGCCGCCCGGGTCGAGTCCCGCAGCATCGGGTACGTCGGCGCGCCGATCAGCCCCAGCCGCCCCGCGTTCAGGTACGCCAGCTTCAGCGCTTCATGGCACAGCGCCGCGCTCTTGCCGCTTCCTACCGGCCCCGAGAACCCGCGGATCCGCGCCTCGCTGACGTGGAAACGCAGTTGGCTCCGGAAGGGCGCGTAGCGAATCTCACGGCGCACTCTCGGGCTCCGGGTCCGGCTTCACCCACACGAACTCGCCGCCGCTTGCCGCCGGCGTTGCGCCTCCGCCGGAGGCCTCGCCGCCCCCCGCCTCCGCATCCCGCACCCCGGTGATCGCCTGCTTCGCCGTGGCATTCGTCTCCTTCACCAGGCGCGCGTACCCCGAGTAGCTCATCCCCTTGATCCGCGTCTTCCACTTGGTGACCGTCCCGTCCTGCGCCTCGCGGACCTCATCGCGCCACACGTCCGTGATCGGCGCGCTGTCCGCTTTATCGAGAACCGCTTCCATCTTCTGGACCCGCCGCTCCAGCCGGTCCTGGTTCTCGAACTCGAACTCCGCCCGCCGCTCCTCGAGCTGCCGTTCCCGCCTCGCCCGCGCCTTCAGGCGCTCCCCGTCCAGGTACGCGTCCCACGCCGCCGCCCGCTCCACCCACCGGAACCCCGCCGACCACTCGTACCAGGTCCCCGGCGCCCGCAGCTCCTCTTGCGTCTCCCGGGCCACGGCGTACGCCGCGTTCAGGCTCCTCCGGTCCGGACCCAGATCCCGGTAGTGCATGAACGCGCGGAATGCCCGGCTCGATTCGCCCTGCTGTCGCTCCCATTCCTTCGCCACACGTCAATTCGCGTTACCCGAGAGCGCGGCGAAGCGTTCGGAATGCATGCGCTGCCACCAGTGGAACCACTGCGTTGCCAAGGGAGCGCAGTCGGTCCACCCGGCCGGCAGCCCCATCAGCCCCTCGACGAACCGCGGGTTCAATTGCCGGATCGGCCGTGAGCGCCCGCTTCCACCCGGCCGCGTCGTCTGGCCCCGGCGGAAAGACAAAACTGCCACGCTCTGCAGGCACGTCGCCCGCCGCGCCGTCAGCCGTCCGCCCGGCGTCTTCGCGTCGTTCGCAGCCGGCGTCGGCCAATTTCGAGCCTGCCGGTCCAGGCCCTCTTCCGTTCTCCGGCTTCCGCCGCGGCTCCGGAAACGGTCCTGCGTCGGGGTCTGCCACCGCCGCGTCGCCCCCGTCAGCGAATCCGGCGCGCCGCGGTGGCCTCCGCACCTCTCGCCGTCTTCCGCCCTCGCGGTGGGCCAGCGCGAACAGCCGCTTGCGAAGATGCGGCGCGCCGACTTCCTCCGCGCTAAAGACTCCCGCCGCACACCGGTAGCCCAGGTCTCGTAGCTCGAGCGCGACTTCCCGGAATCCCAGACGAAGGTGGTGCTCGACGTTTTCGAGAAACACCCACTCCGGTTCCGCTTCCCGCACGATCCTCGCGACGTCCGGCCACAGGTGCCGCTCGTCCCGCGCTCCGCGCTTCCGCCCGGCGATCGAGAAGGGTTGGCAGGGATAGCCTCCAGCGACGCAATGAACGACGCCACGCCACGCGCGGCCGTCGAAGGTGCGCAGATCCGTCCAGATAGGAGCTTCATCCAGGAATGAGCCCCCCCCCCCCCGCATGCGCGCTGCCAAAACCGCGATGTTCGCGATCTCTCTCTCCACGTAACAGACCGTGCGAGCTCCCTGGCTCGCCGGCCAGCCCGGCCGCCGCCATGGCCTCCCGGTACGCG